TGAAGAAGCCGATAAAATATTAATGGATAAAAATATAGAGGTCATTCCAGATATATTAGCAAATTCAGGAGGAGTATCTGTAAGCTATTATGAATGGTTACAAAATAATAGACACGAATATTGGGACGTAGAAACAATAAGAGATAAATTAGATGATAGAATGGCAAAAGCATATGATAAAGTTATTCTAGTAAGTAAAGAATATGATTGTGATCTCAGAACAGCATCATATATTTATTCATTGAAAAGATTAGAAAAAGCTTATTTAAGCAGAGGTTTACATTCATTGTAAAGTATCAATAACATTAAACAATATATGGATTTTTTTATGAGGAACAACCAATAATAGATCAAATAGTTTATGAGATAAATCATTTAATTTATAATCTATTTTATTTGTAAAAGTCCATCTTATTATTAATCTCCGCATGTCTGATATAATTAGATTTTCATGTCTAGATGGTCCATATTTATGTATAAAACATTCAACATTTTGTTCACTGGTATCAGTTGTCATCTATTCTTATTTATGTACACTAAAGTTTTAAATATTACATTTAAAGAAACACTTCTGATAAATACCAATACCTATAATAATATAAAGTTATTATTCGAATGGAATATATTATGAAATACTTAATATGTATATTTATGACATTAGGTGTATTTACACCATACTCTTTACCTATTGCTAATGCGAATGATACTACTAAATTTAACAATTTTTTACAAAAATACGATAAAAGATATAATAGCTATGAAGAATTCGATCATCGATTCAAAATATATTCCATAAATAGTGACTTTATTGAACAACATAATCGGCATAATAATGAATATAAACTGGGTGAAAATCAATTTACAGATTTAACCCACGAGGAATATCGGGATCAATTTAACTGGAATTCTAAACTAGGACAATACCAATGTCCCATTAATCACAAATTAGAACAAAGCGATACTCAAAGGGATACTCCAGAGGAGATTGACTGGAGAAACGATGATGCTGTAACTCCTGTCAAAAATCAGGGTCAATGTGGATCTTGTTGGGCATTTTCATCAACGGGTGCCATTGAAGGGTCTAATGCTATTGTTAATGGTAATCTAGTAAGTCTATCTGAGCAACAATTAGTTGATTGCCCCAGAGATGATGGTAATAATGGTTGTAATGGAGGTATTATGGACGATGCTTTTGAATTTGCGATGAAAACGGCTATGTGTTCTGAACAAAATTATTCCTATAAGGGTACAGATGGAACTTGTCAAAAATGTCCTGGATTAATACATGTTGATAAGTGTTATAATGTTCCTCAAAATAATGAATTGGCGTTAAAAGTAGCAGTAAGTCTTCAACCAGTTTCCATTGCCATTGAAGCAGATAAACCAGCATTCCAGTTCTATTCACATGGAGTTTTTAATGGAACTTGTGGAAATAATTTAGATCATGGAGTCCTATTAATAGGTTATGGATCTGAAAATGGACAAGATTATTGGTTAGTTAAAAATTCATGGGGAGATACTTGGGGTGATCAAGGTTATATTAAGATTGCTAGAACAGAAATGACAAATTCTAGGGGACAATGTGGTATTGCTATGACTCCTAGCTATCCTATTGTTCGTAAACAATCTGAAATGTTTTTATAATAAACATAAATCTATTACATTTTATATTAATTGTAAAAATGAAAAAATTATAAAAAATGAAAAAATTATAAAAATTATAAAATAAAAGTTAGTATAAATTTTTATTTTATTTTGTCACTATAAATATATCAAAATGGAAATTAAGAGAGAATATGGTTATGTATTACTAATTGCGGTATTGATTTATCTTCATCAACAACTTGTTTTAGTAATACCTGTTATTAAACAGAGACAATCTACAGGAATTAAGGCTCCCACACTTTATCCAAGAGATAGTGAAATTTCAGAACTGAAATTATCAAAAGAACAAGTAGATCAATATTTAAGAGCCCAGAGAGCACATCAGAATAATGTAGAATTAACTTCTGTATTTATGCCATTATTTCTAATTGTAGGTTTATTTGAACCAACACAGGCAGCAATAGCAGGTTCAATAGTTCTATTATTCAGAATATTAGGTGGCATAGGATATTTACATGGAAAAAGAATGATTGGTGCCGGATTTCATTTAGGGGAATTATATATTTTGTACTTAGCATTTAAAATAGCAATTGGTTATATAACATCATCTGAAAATACTATGACAATGACAGGTGGAGAAAACATAAATCATACTAAATTTTATAACGGATGCAATGTTACTGATTCGCTATAATATTTTATCACAAATTATATGGATTATCTCGAATTATATGGATTATCGCATATAATTTGATACCAATCATTATAAAGTAATCCTTGAATACATAAACCAAATGAAAAACCATAAATAAATTTAGGTATATGTATATAAAGTGACGATAAACATATAATCATATAGATTATCCAATGATGTAGGTGAATAGCTTTCGAATTAGAAAATGGTAAAATAATCATACCCTTATAAATAAAAGGATATAATGTAGGGCTAATACTGGGTTCTTCGCCTTCTTTAGTTGGTAACAAAATATAACTGTATATAATCGAACATAATATACCAAATAGTGTTTTTCTCATTAATTACTATACGAATAGATTATAAATAGGATAGTTTTATAACAAATTGTTTATTTTTTTTTATATTTTTATATTAATTATAATATGTCCTTTAAAGTCATGAATAATGATGATTTGCGAAGAATTATTTTTTCCTATTTTAGAAAAGAAGCCAGGGTAATATGTTGTTCTTGTAAAAAAGTATGTATATGGGACAAAAAAATAATCAGAAGATATACTCAAATTCCAGTTAGAGATCATTTTATTGTATATAAACAGTGCTTAGAATGTCACTGGAGAGCTCAAACTAGGGATATTTTAGGAAAATAAATTTCAAAAGTATTTATAGATATAAAGTCATTTGAAAGGATTATTATAATCCAATATATATACATTTTTATATCTATTTTTTAATAGGAACAACTCTTCGTCACTTTTGAAGTGTTTTATATGGTCCGATCCAATAAATATACGATCGACGTGTTCATGGCTTCCTCCTATTGTTCCAACACCCCAATTATCTTGACCAGAACTATTATGATACATAACTGAGTTAATCATATCCCCAAGACAAGAAGTCTCATCGAACCATTCACAATCTGTTCCAGTAATAGCTGTCCAACAACTATTACCATCACATCCCAAAATTATATCTTCATATCCTTTGACTATTTTATTACGATCGGACATCTTATTGTTCTTCCACCAATTATTTATCCAATCACCATCCATATCTCCTTCACTACACCTAAGTGTTTTCCAACTATTTCTATATTTTTGTAAGGATTTTTGAAGACGAACTTTTCTAAGTTGTTCCTTATTACTCGCTTTAATTATACCTACTTCAGTTGATTCTAAATTTTTACCTAATTCCTTTAAAAGTATTTCTCTATTACTTTTTGATAAATTGGCTAAATAAAGATTGATATTAATATCATTTTGAGTTTCTGTAATAGATGTCATTAGGTATAACTTTATTGATATTTATTATGAAATATTTATATTAATCAAATTTACAATTTATTAAAAATTTAATATTTAAAATATGGTATTTTGAAAACTATTTATTTTCTATATACATATAAATGAAATTAGATAAATTATATGAATTATTGGCAATAGATTCTCCATCGGGAATGGAAGAATCAATGATTAATTATTTAAAATCATTTAATATTCGAAATTTTAAAAAAATTGATAAATTATCTGGTGAATATAATTTAACATACTTTTTAGATAATAAAAAGAAAGAAACATTATTAATCGATGCCCATGTTGATGAGATTGGAACAAGAGTAAAGGCTATAACTCATGATGGATTTTTGTTAGTTTCTCCCTTTGGATGTGACGCAAAAACTTTATTTGGAAGACCTGCTAAAATATATTCTGAAAAGAAAAAATCTGTTTTACATGGAGTTTTTTTAATTGATCCATCGCATTTATCAAGAAGTAGACAAATATTACGTGACCCAATAAATGAAAAACTTCTGTATGTAGATGCTGGTTTCATAAATAAAGAAGAAGCTGTTAAATATATTACAGTTGGTGATTTTATTTTACCTAATTATTCAATATTTAAAATGGGACATAATAAGGAGTTATTAACTTCTAAGGCTATTGATAATACAGTTGGAGTATTTATATTATTAGAATTACTATTGTATTTTGACAATAATTTATCAAATATTAATTATAATCTAATATTTAACTTTTCATCTGGTGAAGAAATAGCGAATTCAGTCTATTTAGGATTTAATTCTATATCAAATATAAATAGAATTGATAAAATAATTATAATTGATACGATTTTTTCTCTAGATGTTCCTTTTACTAATAGAAATATACATGGAAATATTACTTTAGGGAAAGGGCCTGTATTAGAGAGAGGAGGTGCTAATAGAGGTTTATATAGAGAACTTAGTAAATCAGCTGATACCTTTAATATCCCATATCAAAATTATTTAACTGGAGCAGGAGGTTCTAATTTAACATATTTTGCTAAATATAATAGTATGACACAGTTTGTAGGTGTCCCTGCTAGAAATTTACATTCTCCTGTTGAAACAGTTCATTTAGATGACATTAATAGTACATATAATTTGTTAAAAAATTTTATACAACTATAATAAATGATTAATTTATATACTAAATTTAATTATTTATTATTAATTTTTCTAGCCGTAAGTTTTTTTATATTTTGGGATATGTATCCTTTATGGAAAGATTATCAATGGCGATACCTATTCAAAAAAAGCTATAAAACGGGAACCAGTCTAGATAAACATTACCAAATTTTGGATAATATAATTCATCAAACTGGGGATTTCGAAGGCCATATTGGATGCTCTGGAGATAAAATACATTTCTTAAGTGAGATAATAAAAAAATATTCCCCAAAAAGAATTGCTGAAATAGGATTTAATGCTGGACACTCATCGTGTTTATTTCTTTATTCAAACCCCAATTGTAGTGTAACATCTTTCGATCTATGTGAACATAAATATTCTTTAGAAACCCAAGACTATATAAAACAACAATTTCCAAATAGATTAAAAATTATTTGTGGAGATTCTACCCAAACTGTTCCAAACTATAAAGGTGACTATAACGATGACTATGGCGATGACTATAACGAAGAAGATGATGATAACAACAACTATCGTTTTGATTTAATCTTTGTAGACGGAGGACATGAAAATAATCTTCCTTATCTTGATTTAAAAAATTCTTTAAAAAATCTAGCTAAAAAAGGCTCTATTATCATCATGGATGATACCTATTATTCTTTTTTAGTCACCCAATGGTTAAAACTTAAATATACTTTTACTGTAGATAGTGCTTGGGAACATTTTTTAGGTAAAAATATAAAACAAATAGGTAGTATAAGAGGTATGAGTTTAGGAATTGTGGTTTAATATTTAATTCAGTTTTCCAATTTAATTCTTTAGTGATTTATAGGGAGACCAAACTACTTAACTTAGATCTCCTTCTATTATATCTACTAATTTATAAGGTGTCTTTAATTTTTAATTTTTAATTTTTAAATATAACTATTGACTTATACTTAAATATTAAATTTCATATATGTAAAATGGATGTTGAAATAGTGAAATTCACTAAATATGACAAAAACACTATAGAAAAAATTGAATATAAATCATTTGAAAGTGTGGATGAAGCTAATAAGTTTTATAAAAATTGGCAATGTCCGGAATATGGACAAAATAAATATTTTATTTGTGGTAAAAAATGGAACACAAATATGTTAAAAGAAACAATACCTAATAATTATAAGTATACATATACATACAGCGTGAATCTATGGAATCCTTTAGATAATTCAGACATGGAACATTCTCATAATTTTGAAATTTATACACAAATTATTGACGAAACGGAATGGGGGAGATGTGATGGATGTGATAGACATGAATTGAGTTGTAGATGCGGTGGTTATTCACAAGCACACGACGGTTTTGAAGGTGATGATTCTTGGTTTTAGTTTAGGAATTGTTACTTAATAGCCAAGAGGATTATTTTTTTGAAATTTCCAAGCATCTCTACACATATCTTCTATATTTAATTCTGTTTTCCAATTTAATTCTTTTAAAGATTTATCTGGAGAACAAAATACTTCACTGAGATCACCTTCTCTCCTATCTACTATTTTATAAGGTATTTTAACACTATTTACCCTTTGGAAACAATTGATTAACTGTAATACTGAGAAACCTTTTCCTGAACCCAGGTTAAATACGTGATATCCCTTCTTATCCTTATCTATTGATTTTACATGACCTTTTGCTAAATCAACTACATGTATATAGTCTCTTACCCCAGTTCCATCACAAGTGGGATAATCATTACCATAAATACTTAAAAAATTATATCTTTCTCCAATATCATGATCTGTATTATTTTGAGTAGCAACTTTTAATATGTAAGGCATTAAATTATTAGGAACATCATTTGGGTTTTCACCTATTAATCCACTTGGATGAGCACCGACTGGATTAAAATATCTGAGAGCTGTAATGTCAAATTCTTTATTAGCAATACAGAAATCATTCAATATGACTTCAATCATATGTTTAGTCATACCATAAGGATTTGTTATACCAATACCTGTATTAGATTTTTCTATCAAAGGAGATGTTGAATTACCATATACTGTAGCAGAAGAAGAAAATATCATTTTATAACAACCATATTTCTTCATTAATTCTAATAAGTTAAGAGAAGATACAAGATTATTTTGATAATATTTTAATGGTTCTCTAACAGATTCACCTACTGCTTTTAAACCAGCAAAATGAATTACACCATAAATATTGTGTTTTTTGAATACATTTTCTAATAGACTTTTATCCATCATATCTATTTCATAAAAAACGATTGTTCCATTAGCTAATTTTTCAATTTTTTTTATTACACCAGAACTCGAGTTTATTAAATTATCAACTATGATAACAGTATAACCCTTATTCATAAGTTCTATACATGTATGTGATCCTATAAAACCACAACCACCCGTTACAAGAATTTTTTTTATTAAATTTTTATGAACCATTATGATTTATAATATAATTTAATATTTTATAGAATTATTAAAATTATAAAATTTAGTTAAAATATTATATTAAATAAATCTCTATAATTTTATATTGGTATATAATAATGAATATCCCATTTAAAACAGATACTCTTAATAATGGTATTAAAATAGTTTATATTCCTAGAAAAGATAATAATATTACATGTATTTCAATATTTTGTCGAGTAGGATCCGTAGACGAATCATATGAATTACAGGGTGTATCCCATTTTTTAGAACATATGTTATTTAAAGGAACGGAACAACGTCCTAAACCAAAAGATATTGCTAGTGAATTAGATGAAGTTGGTGCGTATTTTAACGCATATACGGATAAAAATGTAACTTCCTATATTGTTAAAGTAAATTCAGATTACGCCCAGCGTGGTTTTAATATTTTAAGCGATATGATTGTTAACTCTAAAATACGACCAGAAGATATGATTACTGAAAAAAATGTAGTAGTAGAAGAGATAAATAAATCTAAGGATAATCCTTCAGAATATATTGAAGAATTGCATTATCAACTGTTATTTGGAAAAAATCCATTAGGACATTCTATCGGAGGTGATGAAGCTAAAATATTAGCTTATCCTCCTAAATTAGTTAAGGAATATTACCATCAATATTACTCTTCTAATAATATTACTATCGCTGCCTCTTCTAATTTGAATTTTCGAAATATTAAAAAATTAATTAAGGATTCTTACTTTCCCCAACTACTTTCTAAAAATGTACAACATATATATCCAAGACTTTCTAAACAATTGAAACCAAGGATAAAAGTAGTCCATAAAGATTTAGAACAGGTTCATTTAAATATAGGTTTCCCGGTATGTAATATGTATCATAAAGATCGATATGTTTTAGATATTGTTAAAATAATTTTAGCGGGAAACATGAGTTCAAGACTATTTTTAGATATGAGAGAAAAACATGGACTATCTTATAGTGTATCAGTTGATTTCTCAACATATGAGTCTGGTGGACATTTTTCTGTTAAAACAAGTTTTGATAAACATAGTCTTTTTATTAAAGATCAAAAAAATGTTGGTTCAATAAAAAATATTACTGAAAATTTAGTACAATCTAAACCAGGGGGATTAACTATAATTCTTAATAACATTAAAAAACTTTGTAAAGATTTAGTATCTAAAGATGAATTATTAAAAGCTAAGGGGTTTATTAAAGGACATTTAGTTATTGAAAAAGAAGATTCACATTCAATAACAGACTATTTTGGTAGACAAATTACCCAAGAATATAATCCTATTGTTAATTTTGGATACTTACTAGATCAATATTCTAAAATTAGTGCTAAAATGATTAGAAATACTTGCCAAAAATATTTTAAAATGAAAAAATTAAATATTACTATTGTGGGAGAATATTCTGAAAAAAATATATTAAATTTTGTTCAAAAATGTTTTACACCTTTGAACAATTAAAACGCCGACTTTTATAAAAAATTGATTATGAATAAATTATATTTTTTATATTCATAATCATAATCATGTATGCTGAATGTAAAACACAAAAGCAATTAAAACAATGTGTTCGGGAAAAAATAGATAAAATTGGGGTATGTTCTTCCATTAAACAATTTTATCCAGAAGAATGGGATGGATTTATGTACTTATTCAAAAGACATAGTGATTATCCAGAAAAATTTAATGGATTAACAGATATAAAAATTAGATATAATCCCGTATATAAAACACAATTGGAAACTATAATAGTTAAAAATAATGGAGATGAAGATGATGTTTCAGTATTAAATAATTGTATTACTGGAAAACCTAAAGATAATTTGACTATTGCTATGAGAAATTCTATTTATCCTCAAATTAAAGAGTTTAAAAATAATAGTATTATGGAATGTGTTCTATGTTGTAATACTAAAAATATTCATATAGATCACTATGAACCTCAATTTATAGATTTAAAAACAAAATTCTTAAGTATTTGGAAAGGACCTATACCTAATATTTTTGAAGCAAATGACAGTCATTCAAAAATATTTAATAACATAGATAATGAATTTGAAAAAAGTTGGATTGAATTTCATAGAACAAATGCTATATTGCGGGTTTTATGTAAAAAATGTAATTTATCGAGAAAAAAAAGTCGGCGTTTTAAATGTTCAAAGGTGTAATAGTGTTATATAAAGTTATAAATTTTATATATTTTATGACGAGTTTTTATATTCACCTCTATTATAAAATGGTTTCGCGCTTATTTTCAACCCTCTCCCGGCATTCGATTGCCGTTTCCGAAGCAGCGTGGGATAAAATGGAGGAGATCATAAAAACCAATGCCGATAGTCGGTTTATATTTTCGGCATCAGGAGGGGGCTGTAGTGGATTTAACTATGACTTACGATTAATTAATAAAGAAAAATTCGAAAATATGCATACCTTATACAATAATAAATTTAAATTAACTATTATGAGGAAAAACAATACAGAACTTGTAATTGACCCTGTGTCAGAAATTTTATTAACGGGGACGACGGTCGACTATATGACTGAAGATTATAAAAATGGTATATTCGAAAGTAAATTTATATTTACCCCTGATACAGAATTAGCGTCATCGTGTGGATGCGGTATTTCTTTTACGCCAAAGGATTAGTCGGTATTAGTTGATAAGCCGGAAACGTTAACTCCCGATACATCAAATGGACAAGCCATATTTATTTCGGTTTCGTTGTAATTAAAGGTTAACTCATCTCCATCAAAAATATCCTTTACTGCTACTACATTTCTTTCATCAATTCTGGTTGTTGGGTCAAACGAATGGTTCATAAATATTCCCCGACAGTCGTAAATATGTTGGTTCTCCCCAATATGTATTGTTTCTCGAGTTGGTTTATTATAAATCTTTCCGATTAAGTTATACACCCTCTCTCCGCGTTTTATGAATCCTGGCGATCCATCTCTAGTTATATTTGAAATTAATAACCCCTTCCCGTTAATAATTTTACTATCTGTGACAGTAAGACGAAAAGAAGCAAGCATAGCAATAAAGCTATAATGTTCTTATATTAAAATATTTTATATTTATATAATGATAAAATGTGCGAATGTTGTAAAAGTGATCAATATTGCTTTATTAGGGGTTATATATTTTATGATAGGCACGACTATTTCATATTTTTATAGTAGGTATATATTTACAAATTATAATTACGAAAAAACCAATATTGAAAATATAATAACGCTTATGATTGATATAGGAGTGCTTACAATAATGGTTTATATTATTCGTTCCGGAATTATATATTTTGAACGCCGCCCCAAATATAACTTTTTAAACGGAATATGTGGGTTTAATAGTGCACACGTCTATAGAATAAATGGTGGTATAATGCTAACATTTTCATTTTTAATTTATCTTGCATCCAGCATTAAAAGAAAGGTACGGCTAATTAAGAATAATTTGTAAACTAAATATAGATTTTACTCGAGCAACGCCAGATCTCGACGTACTTCCATCAAGTCATTGAATATAATCGGAGGGCTGCCTCTTGAGTAGTGAACCAGCTTGGCCTTCTTTGTCGCAATAAGAAGGGCCTTAAGGTCTTCGTTCTGAGTAAACTTCGCCGTCTGCGCAGCTTTCATTTCAACTTCCGACCTCCCCGTGAAGAAATCGGCGTCAAGGACAACCTTTCTCCCGAATATAGACTTCCCTCTGAACTTTCCGCTTTTACCCCCAGCCGATTTTGCCATAACCGGACTTTCTGAAAGTTTAAATATCTTGGGAGGACTCCCCATCTGAATCGAAATAGAATCCGAATCCATCGAGAACAGCTTATAAATATCTGGGTTTTCCCTTTTGAATTTGGATGCCTGATAATAGTGCTCAACTGACTTCCATTTAAGAGAATCAAGCATAAACGGAGCCTCCCAGAAATTGCTCAGTTTTTTTCTCCACTGAGGAATAACCGAGAGGTCCGTATACGAATTTAAATCCCCCTTTTTTATTGTTTCTCCTGCCCCCTCACCTGGTTTCTTGGAACCATCAGACTTGGAATAAAACTGAAATACAGTGTCTGGGTCAAAAAGGTCGGTGTGCATCTCTTCTATAGAATCTTTTACTACCGGCTTCTTTTTCAATTTTCTAAACAGCGCAACAAACTCGGGAATAAACATATATGGACCACTTCCTCGCTCCATACATTTATCTACAATTAGCTTTTTAATACTATCCGGCAATTTTTCAAATGTTAGGGCACCCTCTCCATTATACGTTATTAGCTCGTAATGCAATCCTAGATAATTGCATAATATATAATGGCTCGGTTCATATATCCCCGCTTTCGCAATACCCTCATCATTCAACTGGCCACATTGAAGAACATTACCTGTATCGCCAGATGTATACATCTGCTTTGACAAAAGTATTAATTTAATATTTAACGCGCGTTCTATTGTTGATATAGCCCACGTTTCAGCCCAAAAAGCACGCGTTTGTATTATTGCAGAAAAAGCTTCTAGTGTTGTTATTCCTTTCATAAATGCAAACTCTGTTTTCATCGATTTAGCATTTCTATATTCTATTAATGCTGTCTTATGAGAATTCATTATTTCTTCTCCCCTCTCTATAATAAGCTTTGACGCAACAACGTCCTTCGTGGCAGCCTTTGTTTCCTTTAATTTTTTCAGTTCTTCTACAAGAGTATGTAAATACTTTTTTAAATTTAACATTTCTTTAACAGCGCTATCATACATTGTTTTAAATCCTTCAAAAACATCTGGCGTTGCATTATCTGCAAGTATCTTTCGGAGAGCCGCCACTGTAGTTTTTTTTGATGTTTTTTCCAACCCAATCCTAACCGAGTTAAATAAACAATCTCCGTCCCCCTCCGTCTCGACAATACCATATCCTTCCTCCCCTAAGAATGTTTCGATCCACGTCTTACCGTCTATTTCCTTGGGTAATTGCTCCCAATCATCTTCGTCAGCTGCATCTTCGCCAGTAGTTCCCTTTTCTCCGTCATCGCCCTCGCTATCATCGGTCTCGCTATCATCGGTCTCGCTATCATCGGTCTCGCTATCATCGGTCTCGTTATCCTCGCTCTCACCGTCAATATCATCATCGTCGCCGGGCGCTGTTTTAAGATGTTCGTTATTTCGTAAGAGCTCTTTAGTTGTGCTTGCATAAAATATAGGCTCTCCTAATTTTTCGATATCAATATCGCCATCGTCATCCCGATAATCTTCCAGAGAGCCGCCTCGAGTTTCGTATAATCCAATTTGTGAGCTGACCTTTCCTCCACGTAACAAGTATATTGGATAATATATTATTTTGTTTTTTTCAAAATAATTATATTTTTCATTACCTGTGGCGATCTCTATTATAATACCCTTAATAGAAACCTCGTAGACAGCCGCATCCATGTCTTTATCGTCGGGGTCTAAAGTTTTTATTTCCGGATATTGAATCTCCGGATCTAATCTCGAATGCACCATTATACTATTTATATAATATAATTATTTAGAATATATCTATATGAGGATTTATATATATATATATATAATTAATATGTTTATTGAGAATCTGATTCGTAGACATAAAAACGCATATTCTATTGGAGAAAAAATTATACAGAATATGAACCACCAAAACAATTTTTTTAATATACCCCACTGGTATACACATGGTATTCCCACGATCAGGAGGTGCTGATTCAGAATTTACTTACGGAGACAGAGAAGATAAATGAATATTGGAGAGAAAATAAACAATATTTAAAACTTTATACACTAAAATAATTTATGGTTCAAACGAGATGTATTTTGAAAAATATGCATTATTCTTCAATTCCCGTATATTCTTCCATAATCTCCGGCGATTCTCTACATCTTCTCTATTACACTCTTCTAACTCAAACAAAATTATAACCTGAACTAGTTCTTCTTTACATAATTTACGCTTAGAGAGATTATAATAATCCATAATACTCCCCAGCATTTTAACGGTGTAATTCGTATTATAGTCTGTTTCCATTGCAAATATATGCGAAGGAGTATAATAATCGCTTACCCGGGATCGAGGATCGGACATTTTATCGCCTTCATCGCCCGCTTCAAAAGAATCCATAAAATCCTCTATATCAACACCCGAGGTTTTGTTTACTTCGGTTATTTTATATGTAACATTCATTTATATAATATAACCCCTAACATTTATGTTCTTATTATATCCATTATATCCATATGTTTAAATATTGTTTTATTTGTGATGCTTTTCATCGCACCCCGTTTTAATTCCGATATATTTTTCAAGTTGCTAAATATCAGTCTCCATTTATCATCCCCATCTTTTTTGCATATTTCGTGACAATGTTTTACCATTACAAATATTAGCTCGGATAGCTCATCCACAATGCTGCATTTATCTTCTTCCTCTAGTTTTTCGACAAAAAAATCTTGCAACTCAATAATAATATCCATTATATCATCCTTCTCAATCGCATTATGCAACATTAGATTTACATAGAATAACCCGAGAGAGCGCCTTTTCTCATTAGCCTTATTATTGTCGCAAAACCCATCGTAATCTTTATTAGGGTCACAATATTTAATTGTGCGAAATACTTTTCTAAAATCGGAAAAGTTTACCCGAAGCAATGTTTCCATAAAGTTAAATTCAGACATCAATAAAATATATAATTTTGCATACATTTCAGAATAGAATAATCCACTACTTGAAATAGCAAATATATCATTTCCTATCTTAGTTATATCAGCATCCTCACCGCAAGAATTTACATCTGAAATATTCTTTGATTTGCAAACAGATTTTATTTCGTCAATTATCTTTACGCTCAGAACCTCGTATGTTTTAGTTGTTAGTTTATTCAAATATTTTCTAATGATATCAGAAGACGCCTCAACGCCCTCCTTTTTAATAATTTCGGTTTTCTTAAAATTGCGTATTGCTTCCCAGTCTTCTTCCGAAACTTTATGGTTTTTTTTTGAAAACTGCGGGGTTCTAATATATTCGGGATCTCCTACCTGATCCGATAGTTTCTGTATTTTTTCCAAGACATCTTTATTAAATGAAAAGTCAAAACCATTCTGGATGATATTATTAATATCATCATCCGTATAGTGAATGGTCATTAATAATAGTTATATGTAATAAATAAGTTTATATCTGTTTATAATTACATTATTAAAATAAGCAACTTAAAAATAATTATTTGTGTTATAATATGTCTTGCATAGAAAATACTGATATAGAAAGCGTGTCCGAAAAAACAGAGATAGAGTCTTGGGAAGAGTTGAACGTGCGACAAGAACTATTGCGAGGAATATATGCATATGGGTTTGAAGTCCCCAGCCCAATACAACGTAAGGCAATTCTTCACCTATTAAATAAGAAAGATATCATTGCACAGGCTCAGTCCGGGACTGGGAAAACCGGATGTTTCACAATAGGTATTTTGCAACAGATTGACTTGTCTATACAGAGCCCTCAGGCATTAGTATTGGCTCCCACGCGAGAATTAGCACAACAAACGAAGATCGTATTAGACTCCATAGGAAAGTTGTTTAAAAATTTAAGAACACAGCTATTGGTAGGGGGGACTTCTACCGAGGATGATGCCAGGAAGTTATTAAACTCCCCTCCACACGTTGTTATCGGGTGTCCTGGCCGTGTTCACGATATGCTAAGAAGGAAAAAATTTAAAACGAATAATCTCGAGGTTATCGTTCTAGACGAAGCAGATGAGATGCTTTCCAGTGGATTTAAGGAGCAAGTATATAATATTTTTCAGTTTTTAAAAAAGGATATTCAGGTAGGACTATTCAGCGCAACAATGCCCGATAGTTTAAATATGCTTACCGATAAATTTATGAGGACACCCATTCGGGTATTGGTTAAGAGTGAGCAACTAACATTAGAAGGGATAGCTCAGCATTTTATAGCGTTGGAAAACGACGACCAAAAGTATGAGACATTAAAAGACTTGTATGGCACTCTCGCTCTCAGTCAGTGCATTATATATTGCAATAGTGTAAAAAGAGTTCAGGATCTATACGAGGCAATGGTAGAGGACAGCTTCCCTGTATGTCACCTCCATAGTTCGATGACCAAGGAAGAACGAGACAAAAGCTTCAAAGAGTTTAGTTCGGGGAATACCCGAGTGTTAATTTCTTCTAATGTAACTGCGAGGGGAATAGATATTCAGCAGGTGAGCACCGTTATTAACTTTGATATACCAAAATGTGTACATACATATCTGCACCGCATCGGGAGAAGTGGCAGATGGGGTAGAAAAGGAACCGGCATTAATTTTGTAACCCGTCGTGATACTAGACATATGCGAGAGATTGAGCAACATTATCATACTACAATTACCGAGCTCCCCGCAAATTTTAAATAACAACGAGATGTTTAAATAGCATCGTTTTCGTTATAATATATGTTTCTATTTCTATTTCTATAACAGAAATGAAAGCATTTGATTTACCCATATCCTTTTTAAGTAATAAAAGTAAACTTCAAGAACATTTAATAAAAGATTTAGAACTACGACCCCCATTACTCGACGAGGACGAGTTGGCTGATGAGGAAGTAGAAGATAATGAATGTGAGAAAGATGGCAAAAGTCTATGTACATATAATCACTTATTCAACACTTCCACGGTATATTCACATAAGATTATTCCCCTTTGGAGCAATTATTATACTTCTGACCCCGAATATATTAAAGACACGCAGAAGTTATTGAAAGGGACAGTCCCTGAATCGTGTAGTAATGTAGTTAACGTTGAAGATATATTATACGATATACGGGCGGAAACAGGGTTTTATTCAAAATATAACTATTTAGATAATTCGTGGGCGATATCTAAAATGTTGAATAACCAGCCGTTATTTTTGCAGGTGCTCTGTATGTATAATATAACCTCACCTATATTTTCTCTTGTTCTTCCTATTTTTTTCTTAATTCTTCCGTTTTTTATAATTAAAATACAGGGCTATAGTATTACTCTTTCTAAGTATATTGAGGTTTTAACGGTTGTTTGCAAAAGGCACCAGTTAGGGAAGCTATTTGCGCTTGGCGATGCTTCGTGGAAACAGCGTATATATATATTAATATCTATTGGGTTTTATATATTCCAAACATATCAGAATGTTATATCCTGCACCACATTTTATAATCATTCGAAAATAATACATAAACACCTATTGGAGACAAAAACATTTATATCTTCCTCGATCGATTCTATGAACTCTTTAGAGAAAAGCTGTTCTAGATTAAACTCTTATAAGGGTTTTATAGATAATATGAAATCCCACAAAACCACTTTGGAAACATTCCAAAAATCTCTAGTTCAAATTAATGATAAAGACTTCGTATTAAAGAGAACCTTTTCTATGGGACATATTATGCAGTGTTTTAACAAACTTTATAACGATAAAACTATAATAGAGTCGATCGACTACACGTTGTATTTGCAAGCATATTTTGAAAATTTGAAAGACATACAAGGACACATTAAAGATAAGAAAATGACATTTTGTAGTGTTTCAAATAAAAGTTCGAAATTTAAGAACGCATATTTCCCATCTTCTCATAAAAATATAGTTAAAAACTCTTACAAACTAGACAAGAATATATTAATTACTGGACCGAATGCTGCAGGAAAGACTACTATGTTGAAAACCACGCTATTAAACTTATTAATATCTCAACAGATTGGCTGTGGGTTTTATTCTTCCGCGAAAATATGCCCATATGATGTAATACACAGTTACCTTAATATACCAGACACATCTGGTAGAGATAGTCTATTCCAAGCGGAAGCTAGACGTTGTGTAAACATTCTGACAGATGTCCAAACCACCGACGAGGACCCCTCTTCGAAAAAGGCTCTTCGTCATTTTTGCGTGTTCGATGAATTGTATTCGGGCACAAATCCATACGAAGCAATTGGGGCGGCGATTGCATTCTTGAAATATCTTAAAAAATATAAAAATATGTCATTTATGATTACAACTCACTTTTTAGAGGTATGCAAGAGATTAGATAATCACAAAGATATACTTAATTGTAATATGAACGTTAATGTAGCCAATAATGATTTTACGTATACGTATAAGATGGAAAAGGGTATATCAAAGATAAAGGGGGCGGTGAAGGTATTAAAAGATTTAGACTATCCGGAAGAAATCATAAACGAAACAAAGGAAATTATTGAAACGCTCAATATATAATTTCGTTTAATTAGTATTTAAAATATATATGGCATTTTTAGTAATGAATATATTCAGCTTAGATAGCAATAGTTTTATAATATCTGTCGCATTTACGTTATTGATGTCCGGATTGATTGTTTATTTAATGAACACAAAGATTTCAAGAATCGAAAAGAATATTCAAAACCAAAACCACGTATTAACCGGAATTATTAATGGCCTTCAGGAAGATATGCGAAGCGGGACTGGGTCTCACCGCGCGAATGATACCATATCTAATAGCGAAGTATGTAATCGCGAAGTATGTAATAGCGAAGTATGTAATCGCGAAGTATGTAATAGCAAAGTATGTAATAGCGAAGTATCTAATATTTCCGAGAAAGACCATCTTGGTGATAAAATTAACGTATCATCCGACGATGATTATTCTTCTGATAGTTCAGATGAAGACTCATCTGACGAAGATGAGACAGCAACTTCCTCAAATAAAAAAATTACATTAGATGTTGGTCGTACCGACTGTATCGACCAGCAACACTACCTGAATGAGATGGCCCGGAACACGTTTACTATAGGCGCAGAACCCGCAGTTGATTCACTCGCAGTTGATTCACTCGCAGTTGATTCACTCGCAGTTGATTCACTCGCAGTTGATTCACTCGCAGTTGATTCACTCGCAGTTGATTCACTCGCAGTTGATGAAAATGTAGGAGGCACTTTAGTAACAGTCGCTGATAGCTCCGATAGTGATTCTGGCGAGGACAGCGACAGTGATGACGACAATAATTTAGGCACGGGCGTAAACGATTCTCTAGAAATGAAAAGCATCGGCATCGAGAATCCTATTTCGGCAAAGCCCCTAGGAATTAATCTAAATAAATTAAAAGTTCCCGAGTTAAAAGCATTGGTTGTAGACAAAGTGCTGGCTTCACCCGATTCCGCGAATAATATGAAAAAGAAGGACCTATTGGGATTATTAAAAAAGAGTGGTGGTGAGAAAGGGGCGACAACTTCTTAATTAACTACATTATATATTAAAAATAATTATATTCTTCTTTTATATTAAATGAGTAATTATGGGTCTGGTTCAAACAATATTCATTTTGATTCTCCCCCAATAATGATGGACGGACGTAATTTTGCAAATTGGCAACCCGGTGGGGCAGTAAACGAAGAAATTCGAAGGAAAGAAAATATAACAACAAACTGGCAATATAGGAGATTCCTAACAAATAATGCAGACACAATTATTAAAAATAACCAAGAGACTGCGTGTGGGCAAAATGGGTTGTGCCCTCCTCGTTATCATTCCGTTCAGAATAGCCGCGACGGGTCGAGACCGGTGGAAGATACAACATCTAAAACAACACCTTATTTGTATAAATCTTGCGAAAGTAACAAGAAGCCGCACGGATTTGAAACGAGCAATCAGAAGAATTTATATTTAACAGAACAACAGTTACAGGCGAGAATGTCAATCCCAACACTTACACAATATCAGCTTTTAAGAAGAGGACTGGTTAATTACAATTAATATGCATTTAAAGATTATTAGATTTATAATCTTTAAATATGAGGGTGTTAAGTATTGACGTTGGAATAAAAAATATGGCGATGTGCTTGCTAGATGCAGATGAAGGAAAGGGTCTTAATATATTACAATGGGATGTGCTTAATTTATGTGGGGAGGCTCCAATATGCAATTGTTTTACCCAAATAAAAAAAAAATCGAAAATGTGTAATAAGAAGGCAACTTATGAAAAAGATGGGGTATTTTATTGTAAAATACACGCAAAAAAAACGGGTTATATTATTCCGCCATTAGATATAAAAATAAATAATTTAAATTTAAAAGAGTTAATCGTGTTGTCGAATAAATATAACATTAGCATCGCCGAACCAATAAGAAAAAAAACTGTTTTGTGCGAATTAGATAAGCATATAAAAAATAATAGTTTTAATGTTAATACCGAACCAAAAGCAAACGAAATGTCACTAATAGATGTTGGGATTGCAATAGCCGAGGTTTTTACAAAACGAATCACTTTAGATAAGATTGATTGTGTAATTATTGAGAATCAAATTTCTCCTCTTGCAAACAGAATGAAAACAATTCAAGGAATGGTTGCGCAGTATTTTATTATGAAAGATATCCATAATATTCATTTTATATCAGCAATGAATAAGCTTAAACAATTTACAAGAAAAAAAATGACATATAAAGAAAGAAAAAAATACGGTATTGATATTACAACAGAAATGTTAAAAAAAAACTCGGAAAACGTCGAATGGGTGAGCACATTTGAAAAACATAAAAAACAAGATGATTTAGCAGATAGTTTTCTACAGGGACTATGGTTCCTATATGACAATAATTTGTTTAAACACGACGCGAACTCCGAATAAAGTATATATGTAATAAATATATTTATGCTTCGTAATACTTAAAATTAAAAATTCTAATAGTATCATAATGACTGATTTGGTTCCAGAGGTAATAGACATTAAAACAATTGGTGGGGCACCAACAATAACTCTAAATAAAGAGGATAATTCTAGTTCTCCTAATAAGACGGATGTTAAGTCGCCAAGACCATCTGTAAATTTTGGCGGCGGACTTGAGCTATTAATGAATGATAAGAAGAAAACCGACGGGTCCAAAAGTCTTTCAACTGACGTTAAGTTAGACGACCTTAACGATTTGGAAAATCAATTAAATGGATTGACCGCCGATATAAGTAATACTAAAAGCGAAGCGAAATCATCTTTATTTTCAAAAGCGCTTAATACAACTTCTGATGAAACAAAATCGATTAACCACGGGATAGGGTCTGTAAATAAACTAAAAGACAGCATCCCCGGACTCGAAGGCATAGGCAAAGAAACAGCAAAAGATATAAAACTCGATAGCGAAAATAAAACGTGGGATGGATTTAGTAAGTTTACTAATATTCCGATGGACCCAGATAAAAACGTTCCGAAGACACCGACTATGTCGCAAGCCGAACTATTACGGGAAAAGTTTAGTGTGCTAAGAAAGCTAGAGGCTCTTGAGCGCAAAGGGGCAAAGCTCACCAAAAAGTATAATATGGATTCTCCTTTAGATGAAATGAAGGGAGAATATGAGATGATTCTAGACGATAAGGCGAAGGCGAACAGTTGCAAATTCCAGGGAAGAATGTTAATGGCAGCTGTAACAGGTATTGAGTTTTTAAATAATAGATTTGACCCGTTTGATGTGAAACTTGATGGGTGGTCAGAGCAAATAAGTGAAAACGTGGATGACTATGATGACATTTTCGGCGAGCTTCACGATAAATATAAGTCGAAGGCATCAATGGCGCCAGAACTAAAACTATTATTCCAACTGGGCGGATCGGCGATTATGGTTCATATGACAAACACTATGTTTAAAACATCTATGCCCGGAATGGACGATATAATGAAACAAAACCCCGAGCTTATGCAACAGTTTACACAGGCGGCGGTAAACACAATGGGAGATAGCAATCCGGGATTTGGCGGATTTATGAATGATATAGTAGGCGGTGAACGCAATATGCCTCCGGTGAATGTAGTTGACGGACCTCCTCCAGCACCAATTCGAACACAGCAAACAAAAAGTGCAAGAAGTGCTTCTCCAAACAATAGACCAGATATGACTTTTGCACGCGGGAATGACGGAATTAATATCGAGGAGCAGTTTGGGAAGGTAGGTGCTCAGCCTCTAGAGAGATCAACCAGACAAACACGCCCGGAAATGAACGGACCAAGCGATATTAGCGACCTCCTTTCCGGATTAAAAACAAAGAATATTAACATTCAGAATAAAAAAGACAGCGACAGCCGAATAAGCGTGCAAGATCTTAAAGAAATATCAAGTGCGACAGCCCCTTCCCGCTCAAAGAAACGCACAAAGAGCGAGAGGAATACAGTAACTCTGGATATGTAAGGTGATTTATATTATTTAATTTAAATAAATAATATATGAAATAAGATTATATTAGTTTGTTTAAATTCTCTTTTTGCAATAAATATTTAAGCGCGGACTCTACGGGGACATCTGCTATCCCCCCGAGAAATCTCTCGAATGCTATAATTGCAGCAACAAAGATGAGGCCAAATGCAATAACCAGCGAATATCTTAGACGATATGTAATATTCATTTTGAATAAATATTCTGAAAAAGTGTTCATTATATATACAATAATATTACCGGGCAAAAGATATGTAATAACTATTGCAATAATATATCTACTTAGGCCGCTAAATATATTATTATTTAATCTCGCGTCTAAAAAGCAGACGATGCCAACCCCAATTAGAGCAAAAAAATTGATTAACGTGCTTGACAGAAATCCATAATACGATATAGCGGATGGATTATATAAATACTTCCATATATCAAAAGGACCTCCGGCAAATCCTAGCACTGTCGCAATCATGTCTAAATTGGAACAATATAACGACGCTAAAAAAAAATGCTTGGATTTTATTAAATAATTCGGAATTACCATAACTCCCATAAATATAAATATGGTAAGCCCCAGTAAATTTTTATTAAATTCCTGTTTTGTTAAATGCACTACGTTTTTATTTATAAGTGTTCTCCCCTTGCCGAACTCTCCGACAAGTTTATCGTGCTGTATATCATTCATATAATATAATATAATATAATATAATATAATATAATATAATATTCCCTCTACCCTGATGCGGATTTAACTACCCTCGCCGCCCAATGCAGTTAAATAACTAGGTTCCGGACCATATTCAGAACACAATTGTGACATACGAACAGTAGCCTCGTCTTGTATTTTAATTATTTCATTTTCAAACTTACGGATATTAATCCCCGCAGCTTTTTCAATTTGGTCATCAGTCGCGATATCCTTCACCGCCCACAGATAACCGGCTCCATAGTTTGCGTGTAGAACGGCAATCATTGAACTATCGTCTTGTTTAGAAGCCGTGCTCCATCTAGCGGCCTGCCTAACAAGTGTTTGTATATTTTTCTTTAATAAATCATAATTATTATTATATAGATAGCAGTGATCGCGAATATCTAATAAATAGTAAATAAATAAACATCCAAATATAAAAAAATATAGTTCACGCATATAGTAAGATATATAATGAGTAGATTTAAATTTGGCGATGCTAAACAATTCCTCCGGTCGGTGTTCTTTATACTAAAACCATCTCTTTATACGCCTCATATATGCATTTTTCAAAGAGGGATTTGTTAATAGTTTCGTCTATAAAACTACATATAATATTCAATTTATTTCCCGCACTAATTGTATTATATATAATCTCGTTATTTCTGGGAGTAACAAAAAAATGAATATCCGTCAATTGGCTTCCGCTTATATCGGGACCGACCATATTAGTGAAGATATAATCAACGCACGACGGTCCGATTGAATATAAAGAAAATATATTTATATTGAACTTCGAATTTAAAAAAGAAATAAGCTTATGCAGACAGAATAAAAATGCGGAATGCTTATATGAGTTTAGCGTAGTGCTTACTTTTTTTAAGATAGTTTCTTTATCGTGATGATTGCTAACAGTAACTGCGATGGGTACAAAATTATTATTACTCTTTTGCGATTTGTCTAAATTATTAGAAGAAAATGGACACACTATTACTAGGTCACGTTTATTCTTGTAGTATAAATTATCTGCCCGCACCATAATAGAAAAGAGAAGGTCATTTATTGTTATGTTCTTATATTTTGAAACAGCCTTAAGTTTGATAAGAGAAAGGGGATTGCATTCTATGTATCTTATACGTTTCTTCTCGTTTCCACTCACACTATCATCGTTATTTTTCAATGTATTATTCGATGTATTATTCGATGTATTATTCAATGTATTATTAAGAGTATTTCGAAAATAGCACATTACCAATTTTAGCGCTACTTTAATATTTAATATAAACAATAATACAAACCCCACAATTTGATAATAAATTTTGTCACAAAAACTAATAGTTTTATTATACGGAGGTTGTTTGAGTTCTTTACATATATTGGCAGCTTCATTTATTTTTGGTGCATTCATTTTTAATAAAGAAGAATTTCTTAGCATATTAATTAAGCTTGTTCCATCGCATTTAGAATGATTTATCTTCATATAAACACGCGATTTTTTTGCGGATTTATCTACACAGCAAAAAAAATACCAATCTAATATTGTTTTCCCGCAATTATTAGTGTTATTATTCGCAAGTTTTTTTATATACGAACGAAAATGTTCCGAGTTAAGATATTTCATTTCATAATGTTCGTCTACATTAAACTGATTATATTTTGTCGACACTACCTGGTCATTCTCAATATATAATATATTTTGCAAAATAGGTGTTTTATCGTAGGAATCTAAAATACACTTTCGCATTTGGTCTTCCCCGATTTCTATATCTACGTCCGTGTAGGATATTATATAACACGGGGATTGATTGTCTAAAATAAAAAATTTATCAAGACCCGCCATATATAAACTATATAAACTACATTTAAAAATATTCTATCATATAACGCAGGCTTGTTATAAAATATTCATTTAGTTTAAAATTAAAACATATAATAAACTTATTATATACCTATATGTCTGAATCTATAGAAGAGATAAGAACTACCCGCTATAGCAATAAGCCAGCATGTAATAAACTAATCTGCAATAAACACAATATTATATTGTCTGCAACCGATAAAAAAAACGAATATCTATTAACCTTCAAAATACACAATCCTCGTATATATATTGGGGCTTTTACTGGGTGGAAGATTTATGATTTAATTTATACGTTAAATCGAGATATTTTAGAAGATATGAAGATTACGATTAAAGAAAATAATATAAGAACATATTCTTACCTATTTAAACGTTTCGGTGCAGAATTAGGAATTCTACAGAGATGTTTAACGCTTGACATGACATCCGTCTCATCCGGAGAACACAATATTCAATATATAAGCAAACCATCCAACGATAAGGTTGTTAATTTTTCTCGAAGCGAACCGGTGATAAGTAACTTCGCATCATTTGATATTAATATAGTAGACGACCACACGATGGACGTAAAATACCTTTATCACATAGATTTAGATGAACAACTCCCAAAGTCTATGGAAAACATAGCCGGTATATTAATTAAAAAACTATTTTGGCGTTTTAAAACATTTATAGAGAATATTGAATAAATATATATGGTTGAAGAGATAATTCTAGTAATATATACGGCCCTCGTCTTTTTATTACAATACATATATTATTTGTGTGGGAGGGGCAAAGGAACGTGTATATTTAATGTCCTTAAAAAAATGGCTTCGATAAATGTTCTATATATCAAAGTATTGCAAGCGTTTCCTTCTAGGGACAAGTTGCTTACGTTGGAACAGGAGAACGAATTACAACGATATACCGATAATGTTCCCTACACAAAAGAAGACATAGACGACGAGTTCTTGCGTCATTTCGAAAAAGACGGAAATCAAACGCTTTTATTAGAAAATAACGGATTTCCAATTCGTGCGGGAAGCATTTCTTTAGTTTATGGAGGTATTTTGGACAATAATCCAGTAATTGTTAAAGTTGGTCGTAAGAATATTAAGGTAAAAATCGAAAGTGCGTTGAAACAATTAAAATATATCGTCTGGTTAATTACCCTATTTAATAGTAAAATATCAGTTGATATAAATGATTTTTTGAATGAACATAGACAACTTTTCCTCAAACAGATTGATTTTGCATCAGAATTAAATCATTTGCAGAAAATGAAAAATAACTTTAAAAATATAGACAACGTAATTATCCCAACAGTATACCCGGAGTTTACGAAAAAGTATTCCAATATGATAGTTATGGACTACATCGACGGTGTAACTTTAAATAATATCGACGACGATGATAAAGATAAATATGTAGAAATAATCATCAAATATTTTTTAAAAAGCTGGATGTATGATAGATTTTATCACGGAGATTTTCATCCAGGAAATATCATATTTGTTAAAAACGAAACGTGTAAAATAGGTGTGATTGATTTTGGATTAATGAACGCGTTGACGGAATTTGAACAATCAGGAATACATTCGTTTATGTCTATTATGTCAACAAGCGACAACTACCGTGAAGGTATACGACAATTCACAAATGATATCATACGGCCAAAACACACCTATGATAATTTAGAAGACTCAGTAAAGGAGGATATATTATTAAGAATTTCCATTATAATTAAAGCCGGGTTTTCGAGATCTTACTTAAATGCGAGCGATTTAAATATAATTAACATTTTTTTGCGCGACTATAATCTTAACGTTGACCCGTGTATCTGCAAATTCATAATAGCGATTACGGTGTTAGATAGCGTTGTTCAACGGGTAAGCAAAGGTGCAAACTATATCGACCTCATTCAGCGATATGCGAAGTCTATGTTCTTGACAGATTTGGCGGATTTAATAGAAATGTAAAATTGAACATAATTAAAGGATTATGTTCAATACCAATATATGAAGTTTATTCTTATTGATGGTAGCTATTTCATTTACTATAGATATTTCTCTCTTAAGAATTGGTGGAGAAACGCCAAGCACATCGACGAATCTTGCATTCCATTTGAAAACGCAAGATTTATTGATAAATACAGGACAACTTTCATTAAAAAACTAGCTGAAATTAAAGAGATATATTCTCCGAACGAGAAAGCCATTATTTTGGTTGGGAAGGATTGTCCATCCTCCAATATTTGGCGCCGAAAATTATTTGCAGAATATAAACACGGTAGGAAGAATGACGACAACGGCGTGGGCCACTCATTTAAGTTAACATATACCGAAAACTTATTTAGTAAAGGAGGTGCAAACGCTATTTTATATGACGAAGAATTAGAGGCCGACGACTGTATAGCAGTTACAACCCGCCATATTGAAAATACATATCCCGACTCGAGCGTTCATATTATAACTAGCGACATGGACTACCTTCAACTGGTAAATGATAATGTATATATTTATAATTTACAGGGGAAGTTGTTGACTGACAGCAAACATAGTTTTAATAATCCAGAAAAAGATTTATTTTGCAAGATTGTATCCGGAGACAAAAGTGATAATATACAATCGGTATTTGCCAGATGCGGACAGAAAACTGCGGCTAAATATTATGACGATCGTGGAGAATTTAAAAGGAAACTAGAACTAGACCCCGATGCAAAAAAACTATATGAACGGAATAGGGAAATTATAGATTTTGACTACATTCCAAAATATCTAGAAGAGAGATTCAAAAAAAAATGTCTCAAACTACCCGCCTCCTTTTGCAACGAGTAGAACGCCCCCTTTTGTTTGTCTTACGCTTTTTTTTTGTCCCTCCCCCCCGAGCTACGTGCCCATGTTTATGATGCCTCGATGCAGACGAAGCTGATGGCATATGATGCCTCAACGCCGACGAAGCTGATGGCATATGATGTCTCGATGCAGACGAAGCTGATGGCATATGATGCCTCGATGTGTGGTGGTGCGGTCTATGATGCCTCGATTGGTGGTGTGGCCTATGATGCCTTGATAAATGAGAATCATATATATCATGCAACCCTCTCCTGTAGTGGGTGCGGGCGTGGGAGGATATACCTCGACCATTATTTATGGCTTTGCTTTTAACATACCCGGTAGTTTCACTATGATATGCTGGGGGCAACATCGGAAAACCCCTTTTCGTTATGCGAACATCCGGCTCCCTAACGACATCATCTGGGTAGAAGAATTTATGCAAACTAGTCATAATATCCTTTTTCTTATCTTTACAATCTAATCTATCAAAATTATTTTTATGGTCTTCCATCATAGCTAGATAAACGGTTACCTTCGCCGAAACTGGTTCTCCTATCCTTAAGTCAGTTGGTACTGTCGGGTGAATGTCGATTTTATGAATGATATACTTGCGATTGTTATTGTAAATTGGTGTTTTTGGTTTGAACATTAGGTCCAGCATATATTTTATATTGTGTTCCCCATTATTTCGTGCCACGGGAGACCCGTATTTCGGAATTTTTCTGTTTTTGATAACATATTTAAGAAGCTTAGTAAAATATAGAGACTTTTCGAAAAAACTACGATATGATATTGGGACACCTGCTTTTTTTATAATCTCATCAGTGTATTTTAATAAAGGGGTAAATAGTATTTTTTGTACACGACCTTCGGGTACAAGCATCTTACTTGTGAATTTTACGGGATTTGTTTTTATCACTCCAGAGAAGTCAATATCTATATCTAAATAAAGGGAGTTGTCTTTTTTATATTGTGGAGGACGAGCCTGCTTAGACATATCTTATATAATAATTATATAATAATCATATAAGATATTTTCATTTAATAAAATTATTTGGGAAAACGTATATATTTCACAAAGACGCCGATCTCTGGGATTGCGCCGATCTCTGGGATTGCGCCGATCTCTGGGATTGCGCCGTTTTTAAAATCTCAATGGCTTTCTCTTCTTCCTTTTTAGAAATAATATTATCATTATTCGTATCAACCGCACTTTTAATTTTAGACAATTTGTCGGAAATAATACAGAATCTGCTTTCCTCATTAAACAAATGGTTTGATAATATTGCAAACGCAGCAGTCATCAAAATCGAAACGATAACGTCGTTCGTTCCAATAAAAACGGTTGTAAATATTAATATTTCCCTCCCCATCGCGTTTCGCAGAGCGTGCTCCTGTGTTTTACTAAACCCAAGGTCTATATACTTTGACCCAATATTAGATACTATCATGAAGAGTCCTATAAAAAATTTGTTTTTATTTAGACTATTTACATACCTAAACATCTTTTTTAAAGAACCCATTGTTGTATATAATATTAGATAAAAAAATTTAAAAATAATTTTTGATGCCAACAGTATTCCACAACATATTATTAGCAAAGCCTTTTGTTTTATTAATCGTGTCGTTATACTGTTTCCCTCGCATCCACCTCCTCCCTCGTGCCCTCAATCTTATTGGATGAAAACGGTTCTGTGGTCCATCCCTCAATTTCGTTGTGAAATTCTCGCGTATATAATACGTGTTATAATAAACGTAAACCATTAATATAAAGAAAAAACAACATATATATTTCATAATTATATATATATAATCATTTATTAAATATTCATATTCATAATCATATTAAAAATGTTTATTAGGAAAAATTATATAATATTAAAATCTCTTTTTTTATTAGATATGAGTAATTTAGTATTATGTGCCGCTCCTTTTTCTCCAAAAAATAATCTTTCGGAAAATAATAACAGGTCGCATATAGATAAAACGAGGAATCACACTCTAAAAAATAGGCAGGCCCAAAATTCGAAAATTAACGATGCAATCGCTCGCATACACCAATCCCCCGAGGTGGGAGAGGAATTAAATAATTTTAATCCTCCCCCCCCACCATCGTCAATCGGTGTCATAAAAACAGAGGAATCTAATCCTAACACAAAACATATCAGGGTAAATACATCCGAATTAACCGGAGACGGGTTATCTAATACTGGTCCTCCTGAAGGAGAACATTATGATGATTTAAATATTACGGATAATAACGAATATTATAAAAAGGTAGCGCCGATGTATAAAGAAGCAAATCACCCACCACCACAACCACAGCCCCAACCACAACCACAGCCCCAACCACAAATGATGTCAAATAAAGGAGAAATGGCGCAGAAATTAAATTATATGATCCATTTATTGGAAGAACAACACGATGAAAAAACAGGGCATGTGTTCGAAGAGCTCATATTATATTCCTTTTTAGGAATATTCATAATTTTTGTAGTAGACTCATTCGCGCGAGCTGGAAAATATGTTCGCTAATATATTATTAAACATTTATCTGCCGGCAAATTTTTAGTTGCATAATTATAAAAAATAAACGAACTCTTTTGAGAATATCTAACAGTAATATTTACACCAAAAGACTTTATTATATCAACATTAGATGATACACCATCAATAAACACATACTCAGATTTTTGGCGTTTATTGCACATATGTAAAGCGATTGAAAATCCTGTAAGAAAAATATTATTATTATAAATATCGCTCAATGATGCAAAATTAGTGATGACATTAGATAATTCTTCTTTGTTTCCCTCGAGAATTTGATTTTCACCCGGAATTTTATTCGGGGTATACTTTATCATAGAATTTCTAAAGAAATATGCGGAAACTAGATTATCCTTATGCAAAACACCATATATAAATATATTTCCGGTGCGAATGAAATGAAATATTTCCGCCATCTCGGGATATATAAAACATTTAAAACGGTTACTATTCTCATCAATAAACGTTTTTAAAAGGTTTACATTATCGCACGTTAGCTCTATTACCTTAAACGACCCGTGTGGTATTGTTAGAAGAGGAATATCATTTATCAAATACCCTGTGGTGAGAAATGATGTTAATGGGATAATAATATGTTTAGGTCCATCGTGTTTAAACAAAATAGTAGTGATATTCTTCCTGTTTTTTCGTAAATTATTACAGTGGTTCTGTATTAATTTAGGAAATATATCCTTTTTCTTATAACCGGGATATATACACAAATTATCCATATAATAAATAGGAAATATAGGACCTTTATTAAATACCACGCATAATTTTCTTCCACACACAAGCCCCTTATAATTATCTCCTTTCTCGGCATATGGTGAACTGTCGTAATATATAGATACATAACCATTTCCGCCAGAATCCCTCAAATAAGGGACAATGTTATTATTCTCTGGCAGAAAGTTTAATGTAGAGGTCCGCAAGCAAAAATTCTTTATAAACCCACAGATATATTGAATTTTGGAATCATTCAATTCCGAGGCATTATGCGTTTTTATATCTATAATATTCGTATATCTGTTAATCGGAACTATAGACTTACTTATTTTGCCTGGCGGTCTAATCCTATACATAATATTATAGTAATGAAAAACCGGCTGAGTGCTCCAGAAATGATAGCGTATTTTAATATACGCCATAAAAAATATATACATAAGAATAATTGCTAATATTATGTAAATAATTATCATTTTAACAAAAAGTTAGATAATTATTAATAAATATAAACTGTTAATTATGTTGGCTTTTGAAATATATACAAATATTGGGAGTCATTCGTGCACGTCGACATATCTACTTTTCCCAATAAAATAAATCCCACGTGTTTCGTAATGTTAACCACTTCTTTTTGTGTAGGCATAAACAGCCTTAATTCGTGTTTCCGTATATTTCCCGAGGTTACTTCTTTAAACTGTTCACGGAATACCGCTGTTGAGTCATTCGGATATATTTCAAAGTTGGACTTATAATCATAATCCACCAGCTTTACAGTTGTATTATTATGATTACATTTTTTCACATATTTTGACGAAGATACCTCAAATGGGTTGCTTGAAGTTAATACGGGGTCAAAACCTTTACTATCCACCAAATTTATTATTACGTAACCACCCGGTTTTAACCACGAGTAGCAATTTTTGAAAAATGCATCTTTGTTTTGCATATAATACACGGTAAAGTTAAAACACGTAATATGAGTGAATGTATCTTTAGAAAAGCTGGCTCCGTCCATTGCATCTAAGTTGCGATAATCATTGTTTGAATACGTGCTTTTTGCCTTATTAATCATCGACAAGGAATTGTCTATTCCAATTGCTTTTATATTCTCATTCGAAAACGCATCTACGTGATGTCCTATACCTGAGCCAACATCTAAAATGACACTCTCCTCAGTTACATTGGTTTGTTTCCGAATAACACCCACCTCGAACCTATTTCGTTTCTTGTTATATAGTATAACATCATACTGATTCGCATAAAAATCATCATATATATCGCCTCCCCTCTTTAAAACCATTTTTTTCTGGACACCAAACCCCTCCTTCTGTGGGTTTATTAAATTAATAAACAAACATAATATCAGCATACCTCCAACTATATATAATATGAATTCTATAATAGACCGTTTTTTAAAATAATCATAGCCGTCTATAAGCAATCCCTTGCTTGATGTTTTTACCATATGTATTATATTGCTATAATTTTTGTATTTATTTTAATATATGACAGACACTGAAATTAATGATATTCGAACAAAATGTGATTTTAGACAAATAACCTTTTCGGGATTCCAGAAAGTCAAAGTTAAGAAGGAGATAACCGAGTGTTTATTATCTGGAAAGGTCGAAGCAGCGTGCTATTGGGGCGCAGAATTTATATGCGCCGGGCACTATATTGACTTATGGGAATGTATAATTCTATATATATCTAAATATATTCATCTAGGAAACCCTAAATTACCTATATACATTGCGTTGCGTTTTAATAATTTCAAGGATATACTTTCGGGGGGTTACATCGACAATGAGTTGAGAATGAGGAATAATCCTAAAATTAGACGATTGTTTGCCGAAATAACAGGGGTGTTGTGCTTCTCTCGAAAGAAACATCGTTTTGAGGACATAAAAATTAAAAAAAACGAAGAGTTCAATATGGCACATATGTCTACAAAATTAAAAGCACCCACAATTAATTATGCCCAAACTATTTTCTGTAAGGGTGACCCGAAAGAAATTTTCATAGCGATAAACGAATTTGCATATCACATATCTCCACAATCAAAAAATGTTGTGTCTGCTTGCTACTGGCTGGAATGGTTATTGGAGTTTGAGATGCTTTCCAAAAGAAAGAAAGAAGGGTGTTTTTGTGAAAGGAGGAGTTTTGCCCCTGTATTAGACAAATATCAAATGGATATTATATGGATGGTATGGGAGTTGTTATTATTAGAATGTAAAAAAGACGAGAAACATATTAAGTCTGAAATAATGAACTCGCTGTTATCTATTTTTTGTATAAAATACACTAGCGGCTTAAAGAAAAAGAGAAGATATCTTTTATATTTCGGTATAACACTTTTAACGGAAACGGTTGATTTAAATGTTGATATTCTAAATGATAAAGACGCCATACACAAGATTATTGGTAAAATTGACGTAGTTTACAAAGATGTAAAAAAAAATGAGATTAGCCCAGCAACAGATTATTTATTTGATGGGAGAACAGCACCAAAGAGTAATTTAGACAAAACAATAGAGAGACTTGACGCATTAAATAAAATGTCGGGCGAATAGTAATAATTATTTTTATAAGTAATAAAAACTAATTAACTTGTATAACTAATGCTTCCATCTATTTTTATCAGAGAACATTCAGCGAATGACGCAGAACATTCAGCGAATGACGCAGAACATTCAGCGAATGACGCAGAACATTCAGCGAATGACGCAGAACATTCAGATGTCGATACACCTCCACCATCTCCTAAACAACCTCCTCCTCCCGCAGCAGCCGCTATGCTAATATCTGCAAATAATCATATTCAACATACGGCTTCTTCGAATTCTTATCTATCAACCTCATCATTATATTCTCTTTTTTCGTGGCTAGGAACCTCATTATACTCACTAACGAAAATCCCTTCTTCTTTTTCATATTCGTCGAATCCGGAGTATGATCATGAACAAGTATTAACCACTATGAGGAAATTGCACAACCATCTTCGTTTCCTAGATGCAAAGATAGACCGAATGAATATAAATACGATGGGGTTTGCAACTAAAGCGAAAAATTTATATAATAACAAAAAAATAACGAGTGCGATGCATCAGATACGTTTGAAAAAAATGTATGATCACGAAATACAAAAACTAGAAGCACTCAAGTTTAACATCGAAAGCCAAATCCTGCATATGGACTCTGTAGAAATAATGATGGTCACCGTTGATACGATAAAGGACACCAGCGAGTATTACCAGAATATTCATTCTAATATAAATATTTCTCAATTAGAAAATACTCTAGATGAAATGGTCGAGCATCGCGATGATTCAACCGATATACAGAGCATTTTAAGTGACTTTAATGCATTTAAAGAGGCAACATATGACGAAGATGAACTCCTGAATGAGTTGAAAGAAATGAGCTTGGACACAGGCACCGAACAAGCATCGCAAAGCCATATTCATTTAGCCGATTTACCCGAAGCACCTATCCATCCTCTGCCCTCCAAAAAGCAGAAGAACCTTGCAGAAATTAAAAAAGATAATGTTGAGGTAGCCTTTTAATATATTCCCGGGATACAATTGTCGTATAGTTTATGCTTTCCCTTTCTATGATGATGAATACAATTATTACGTTTAGAGTCATTCAGTTTTTGATGAGGTATCGTGCAATCTGCGTATCCGAAGTTTTCTGCCGCGGCAAAATTAGCATTCTTCACATACGTATTATTTTTATCGTACATTACCTTTTTTATGAAAGAATCGCTGGATATCGAACCTGTCGGTTTAAATATTATATTTCCCCTTGGTTTTCCCATCATACCAAGAGTTCCCGATATCCCGCGACTAATTGCAGTCTCGTTTTGTTCAATTGTTTTATATGTAGAATACAAATATTTGTTCGTGCTTGAATTATAATCGGGGATTGGTTTTGTCTGTCCTGATCTTATTATATTTTTAACTGGATCACATTGTTCACAATTAGTTATAATAGGTCCACTTCTAACATAATCCTTTAGACACAACATATTTCCGATGATGGTTGTGGGTTTTCCACCGGGAGTATCCATCGGTATCCCAACACTCGACCGACTATACCCCCTCTCCCCCCTAGGAATTAACTGTTTTCGCCAATGTCTAATAGGCTTAGCCTTCCCCCACGCGGATATTGGTCCCGGCATTGAGTTTATCTCGTCCGTTGTAAGTGGTGCAGACCACGAAGGAACACCAGACGTGGTCATATTATCTGGGTCTTTCCACGATATGTAAGGTTGTCTCCTCCAAATAGATGTGGAATTTAGCATATTATATTATAGTCTAGATTATATTATATTATAGCCTAGATAATATAATAACATACAAGCGAATTAGTTAGAGCACACGAGTGGCGGTGCAAGATAGTGTTTCTGCTGGAGAAGAAGAAATACGCTTATCTCAAAAACATTTAAATCTATTCCCTGTCCTATGCGATGAAACACATTGCTGATTCATAGATTTCAAAAAATATGGCGCGGTATAAGAACCACTATATTTCGCGGTATTTGTCCCAAAGTCTTTTTTCATAGACTGTGCATTTTTTTTTATTGTGTTTAGTCGTAATCTATCCAGTCTAGTGCTGCTCGATACCGCCCCCTGCTGGGAGAACACACTATTATTTGGCTTGTAAACGACGTCAGTCCTTTTTGTAGGTGTCGCGCACGTTTTGGTGTCGGGGTCAACAAAATAACAGCATATATCGCCACATTCCAACTTCGATCTGCTCTGGGGACCATCTGTAACTGTTGGCCATAGTCTATTCCCCGCTTCATCCTCATATGATATACCTTCAATCTTTGACCCAGAGAGATTTTGTATATATGTTTTTGTTCTTGCTCTCAGATATGCCCTACTATCGGTATAATAAGTTTTATCTAATACCGTTGTAGCACTGGTAATTATCTGTGATTGCTTGCAACAAGAGCCATTCGCTCCATCCGGAAGGATCTTTCCTACATATTCGGAGAGAATATATGATTCTTCACAGCAGTCTTTCGGCTGTTTTAGCGTTACGCTCCCACCCGGAATGCACCCAGGAACACCTACCCCTGCCCGACCCCCACCACTTGCCGCCCGGGGCTGTAGTTGTTTACGCCAATGTTTAAGCGGTCTACTACTCGGATACCAACAATTAGCAGCCCCTTGTATTTCATCTGTATCTGCTGGATTTGAACCATTTGTCATCGGCCGAGACCACGTGGGAACAGCATTTATGAAAACTTGTTTATTAGATTTCCATAAACCAACTTGAAAGATACCCATATAGTATAGTGTGTAGAAAATAATAACTATTAATAATATAATGATAACTAATTCTATAATAATAGCTTTTTTTATCTATTTAATAATAAAACACGTGTTTTATGGTAACACTATAATAGAAGGAGCTGCGACAAAGTCTGATACCTCTAATGCGGCGAGTATTAAAACGATTGGTGTTACCCAAGAATCACATACACAGCAAATAAAGAAACTTACCGATAAATATAATGAACTGCAAGGACTCCTGAATGGTAACAACATTAAGAAGGCAATCGCAACAAACGCAGCAAATATTACGATCGCTGATAAGCTTAAAAATTGTTGCAAAACGAAAAACAAAGATGCATAAAATAGATTTAGAGAATTGTGAAAATTATTTTATAATATAATAATAATAATAATAATAATAATAATAATAATAATAATAATTATTATTATAATGATAATCGTTTCTGTAATTATTATATTTTTAGTATATTTAATCATAAACCATATTTTTTATTTACGAAAAAACGTTGAAGGGGTCACATCGAGATCGGAAAAGTCGAGGATTTCAGAAATTAATACGAAAACAGAAAATAACGATATTTCGTTGAATAGCTTAAAAAATTTTAGCGATACGATAAGCACGAGATTCGCCAAAGGCGTCGGACTCCTCGTCACCGTGCCCACCAAGGACGACTCGTCGACGGGGAAAAAAGGCTCCGCATATAACACACACGAAAGACTAAAAAATTGCCTTTTCCAGTGCCAAAAACCAGAAATTCCGGTGTCGAAAAAAAAACGCCCACCCCGAACCAAAGCTCAAGGTTAATTATAAACTATTAATATATTTATAATATATATATATAATGTCCAAATGCAAATATGTAATAAATGATGTAATAAAGAGCCCCGGTGAGGCAGGAGCAACTACTAAAGGTAGCGAAGGTGCGACGGGAAAGGGTATAGATGTAGCAGTAGGCTATCAGAATTGTTTAACAAAGGGGCCTCGTGGAGATTTAGCTCCTGATGCACTGAAGGACGTGGAAGCAGTATGTGGTAAACAACCAATCGGTGTTGTTGATGTTATTAAATCTAAAGGACAGTGTAAAGACACTAAAACAGGAGAAAAGGTAACACGTTCTTATTTTGTAAATACAAAGCCTAGCTGCGGCTCGGCTACAACGGGGTATCAGAACTGCGGAATTGTTGCGGGAATTGAGAATGATATTGAGTCTCTCGCAGGTATTTTCGAAAGTATGTTTTCATTCGATACTCCAGATTGCACAAACGTTGACGTGAAACATTGCACCCCCGGGTCATCTTCAGCCTGTACAAATATAACTAAATCAGGGTATTTGATTGATTCTGATGTGAAAAAAGCAAATGATTATATGGCTGAGTACAACTCAAACCATAAGGAGGGGTTTCAAACTAGAAATAGCTATACGGGACACGAATTCGATATGCCGGATGACCCAATTATTCATCTTTACTATGCCGCCGTTGGGCTTCTAATGTTTTATATATTATTGCGAGTAACAACTAACGAAAGATAGAACCCCCAACATTTAGTTACGCACAGCACCCTTCTTTTTTGGTGCAACTGACCCTCCTCCACGAGTTCTTGATATAGCAGACCTAACATTGTTTTTATCATAATTCTTATATCCCATCGTTGTATCGCGGGTTGTATCGCGGGTTGTTATAATAGAACTTTTTCCTACAGCTCGGGCTCTCCGGGATTGTATATGCTGGGAAGAGGAAGACGGTATTGATTTATTAAGAGAATATGCAGAGAGCTTCGTTCCTGTTGTTTTAGAAAACTTTAAAATGGTAGACGCCCTGTTAATATCCTGGGTTTTTTTATATATTAACCTAGAGTTACTAAATGCACTTCCTTGGCTCATCGTATCCGGTTTAAACGGGGAGCCATTTACGACAGAGGTTAGTCCATTAATTGTCGTCTGCTTTATAGGATAACTCGCTGGTCCTACGAAATAAGGTAATGTATAAATCGGAATGATATCGAGGGGCATTTATATATATAACTATTATTATTTATATATATACTTAATAATTTGACATTAATGACGTGAATGATGCGTTGGATTCGTCTCCTCCGAAGCTTTTATCATTATAGGTTTTATTTATCGCCGCTAGTTTTTTGAAACGGACGTAATCATCTCCCGCATATACAAATTTAGGATTTCCTGCGAAGGTAGCTTTCCCATTGAATTTTACGCCACCGGACCTCGCATAAACACGCAGAGATGAAGAAAGCCCTATATTATTAAGGTGATTCGATTCTCCTCCGGTGGAACTCTGGTTAATATATCCATTTGGATCTCCTGCATTATACGCTTGTCTAAAAGGCGTAATGCTTTCGTTCTTATCTAAATGATAAAATACTTGGGATGTGGGTGGCGGCAGCCACGTGGGCGACGCGGAGGAGAGAGGTGTGGTCGTGAGCACCAAATCTTCAAAAGAGTAATTAAAAATCGACGAAAACACCTCATTCTCATTCCTCGAGCGCACTAGTTCGCCCTCTAAGGCGACGAGCGTGTATTTTCCTAGATTGTTCATTTCGAAGAATACGGCCCAGGAACCCACCGGCGGTGGTAGCATAGCTAAATATTTTTCGTTTTTAAAAAACTCGGCAGCCGGTGGCGGAAGGCGAGCCACGTGTGAAGGAGAAAGTACAGCTGTAAGGATAGTTTCGTAAAGGTTATCCTCCTCCTCCTCCTCCGGCGGCATGCCCCTAAGGTCCTTGACCGTGGGGTCGCTCTCATCGACACGGAAGTATTCTCCGTTCTCTGGCCTTCCTTCGATATCCAGTCTAAATCCTTCGCTCCAATCTTTTTTCCCAAATCTCCCAAATCCTGTTCTTAGAACTTTGCGCGCGAGACCTCGGGTGCTTGCGCCATCCATCCCAGAACCACCGGTAGTCCCTGCCCCACCTCCAAGTAATTTTGGCTGAAAGCCCTGTATTCCTCCTCCTAACTTAAACATAGCTCCCGACATTTATATATATATATAATAGATAAAAAATATTATCATTATCATTACATTATATTACAAGACGATTATGTGATAATGCGAGGAGCGATGCTCATCGTCATAAGTTCCTGAAACATTAATTTGCAAGAATATGGGAGTTCGACATAATTAAAATCGGTTCGGTTGTCACACGTTTTGCAATGATGAATGTGCATTTTGTCATTATATGATGCGATCAAACCACACGCTTTGCAAACGTGAACACTAAATGCGTCGGACGCATCGTAAATGCGTCCTTTGTTAAATCTTGCTGCACCGTGAGAGCACATACAATCCCTCTCCATTTCTCCATAGCGTAGGCCGCCGTCCCGTGACCTACCCTCTGCGGGCTGTCTCGTTAGATTCACCATCGGTCCGATGCTACGGCTGTGCCTCTTATCCTCAACCATATGTTTAAGCCTCTGATAAAATACAGGACCAATAAAGATGCTCGATTCGATCTGTTCTCCTGTAAGACCGTTATACATTATCTCGTCACCTGTAGAGCTGTATCCTACTGACTTCATCTTTTTACAAATGTCTTTAATATCAAACTCGCCAAAACTCGTCCCATCGCCAAATAATCCCAACTCAAGAAGAATCTTTCCCATAATTGTTTCCTTGAGTTGGGCAATTGTCATTCTTGAAGGAATAGCGTGAGGATTGATGATAATATCTGGACGCAGTCCATTTTCGGTAAAAGGCATATCACAGCCCGGTATAATATTTCCTATAGTTCCCTTTTGTCCGTGTCGGCTACTAAATTTGTCACCAATCACAGGCTTACGCAAATTACGGATTCTAACCTTACAGCAAGGATATCCGTCACCATTCCTTCCAATAAAATTTTTGTCTACATATGCTTCCTCTCGAGTTCTAAACATCCTACTCTGATCTCTATATTTTGTTGTCTGGGTGTGATCTCCGCGAGCCTCCTTAATTGGCAACACCTTTGCGATAATAATATCACGGTTTTCCAACAAGGTGTTCTCTTCTACAACCCCCTCTTCGTTTATTTTATCATAATTTCCAAATTTCATACCGCTTGTTTTAGACGGATCCGGGCGCCCGCGTATCTCCTGGTCTCCGTGAATCTTTTTATCCTCATCCTTCTCGGTGTGATAAATTGTGGCCTGAAACAATCCGCGGTCGATTGAGTCCTTGTTAAACAAGATGGAATCCTCCTGATTATATCCGGTATGTGTCATAATTGCAACGATTACTTGAGTCCCAGAAGGCGTTTTATTCAACCCAATCATATTCATTAGCCGCGTGTCTACGAGTGGACGTGTCGGATAGCTTAAGATATAAGCAGTCTTATCCATCCGAGAATCAAAGTTGGTCGCATACATTCCCATTGCTTGCTTGCCCATAGCACACTGGTATGTATTTCTCGGAGACTGATTGTGTTCTGGAAATGGAATACACGAAGCTAGAATCCCGAGAATGGTGCTTGGATGAATTTCGCAATGTGTATATTTATACATATAATTATTAATTTTGTTTTTTCCGGTAAGAATATCTGGTTTCATCGCAATCATACTTGAGTCCTGCTCCGAGGCATCAATATATTCAATTACAGATGTATCGTTGCGACAATCTGTTAGTAAGTCATCCCAGCACAACTCATTGTTCTTTAGCATATCAATATGCTTTTTAGTTATAAGGAGCTTTGAGTCGACTACGCGAAGAACCGGACGGGTTAATCTTCCTGCATCGTTGCAAACCCGGATCTCTTTATTTTGAATATTAAATACGATTGACGTATAAATGTTAATGATTCCTTTATATTTTTTCTCTTTTAGTCCATTGTATAGGCTTACGGGATCCTTTGCATTACCTAGCCAAGTTCCGTTCACGAAAACCTTAATTCCGCTATATAGCTTTTCTGTCGACATCTCCGAAAACGTCACGATGTGCGGATTTACAAAATCATATAGTGGGGCACTATCACACGGGATTGTCACGTGACACATATAGCTGAGGTTTTTTACAACGCCTACCGCCGCGCCCTCCGGTGTTTCTGCCGGACACAAGAATCCCCACGATGACGGGGACAGTTTACGAGGTTCAATTAGTTTTCCGCTTTTATCAATTGGCGTATTCACTCGCCGCATATGGCAAACCGCCGACAAATATGTGAGGCGGTTTACTACTTGTGCAACTCCTGCTTTCTGGCTATTTGAATGAAGAATTGCAAAATCTCCGGTAGCAAGGGCTCGTTTAAGACCATTCTCAATTGTTGTAGGCTTAATAATTTTATAAATATTTGTCATATTCAATATATTGAGATACTCTTCCTTCGACCTCCACGAACCATAATTAATCTCGCGAACAACTTGTTTCTGCATATCTTTTACAAGTTTATTGAAATAATTGCGAAACAAGTTATTGAGAAGGATACCCGTTAGGTCAAGACGCTTGTTCAAATATGAATCTCTGTTATCGGTCTTTCTCCAACCAAATTTACACGACAATAGTTTGTTAGCCATATAGCCTAGAAAGTAAATTTGCTGTTCCCTTGTTTTGCAGTGTGGAAACAAGTCGGTTTCCAAAACACCCATAGTGAAAGCGTATTTTTTCTTTTCGCCAGTCGCCTTGTCTACTAAATATGGCGTGAACATCGCGCTGTTTACAATCATCTGTCGAGCTTCTTCTTGAGTCATATGTTTTTGTGCGTCATCGATCGACCCACGAAGAGCAAATAACATCTCCTCTGTGTTTTCGCTATCCGCGTCGAGAACAATATGTGCACTGATTTCTTTATCCGAGATAATTCCGAGCGCGCGAAATACAATAAACAGCGGAATCGGAACCTTGATTCGGGGAATCTGAACAAATAGTCCATTTCCAAAGCCAGTTGACTTTGTTGCGATAAACATCACAATTTGCTTTGGGGAAATGCACTTTGTATCAGGTATAGACTTAATCTCGGCAAACCAAGACCACTTGCTATTATTTTTGGTAATATTGAAACATTGGACCCGATTTTCCGCCGCCCTCTCCTGTGCGAGACACGTCTTCTCAGAGCCATTAATAATGAAATATCCACCAACATCCATCGCGCACTCACCGCTAGTATGCGCCGGAATATGTTTATATTGTTCTAATACACAAATTGCGGATTTAAGCATAATTGGAAGCTTTCCAATATGGATCTTTGGAAGAGTTTTGTAAAATGTGTGTTCTACTTCCAGCGCTGTTCCGCTACGAACGATATATTTTACATTAATATCCAAGGTCATCGTAGCCGCATACGTAAAGTTTCTAAGACGCGCCTCATTTGGAAACATCAACTTTGTCGCACCATTATTCTCGTGGATCTGGGGACGATGAATACTAAAATTAGCAAACGTAACAAACATTTCCAACTTGTATTTATCCAATTCTGGGCTATAGTCCTGGTCAGAATGAATAACTACATTATCAAACATATTAATCGTTCTCGGGATTTGGTAATTCACGAAGTCGTTGTATGACTCTACCTGGTGCCTAACCAACTGCTTCAAATGTTTTCCGTGAAAATACGAATTTATAATCGTCCACGGCTCTTCATTGTAGTTCTCGTAATCAATACCTTTTTCAGAATCGTTTACAGACATTTTGTTTTTGTTAAGCATTATCGTTATTATTTACTTCAATTTATCTTTATATCATTATTAAAATATAAACGGGTGCATATACGTAATCATATACGTAATCATATAATATCTAATAATAGTTGTAATACTTATATGTGCTGCGTTATTTAGCAATTTATAGTTTCGTCTAGAATTTTATTACACGTTTAATTCGATATATGTTTAAAATGTAGTATAATTATTTAATTATAATATAAATGTCAAAAAAAATGATCCAATTAGACCCTAAGTTTATGTCTATTTCAAAAAAACCTAAAAATAGTAAAACACAGAAAAAAAAAGAGAGTCTCCGGAAAAGCAAAATAACAAACACCGGTGCATTACGAAAACAATTATTAACTAAAATAAAGGATTTCCAAAAAAAGACAGAAGAAACTCCAAATAATTCTTCTGATAACACGAGCGCCAGTGCGGATAATTTTGAAAAGGAATTCGATAAATCTTTAAGTTTCTTGCAAAATCTGTCTTCTTCTAAAAAAAAATCTACTAAAAAAAAACACCACCAACATATGTCAAAGAATAAATCAATAAGTTCGACTGGTATTCCGGAAGTTAAAATAGCAATGGAGCTCCCTAAGGAAATGATGGACACCCCGACAATGAGACTCCCTCAGTCGCGAACTACACTGAAAAATACAGGATGGCCGACATATGGTTGTTTAAAAAATGGGTCTTTACCGACATATCGCGAGTTTATGCGAGGACGTCCGGCAGAAGAAAAACAACAGGTAATACAGAAACCGCGAGTGGAGTTAAATATTCGCGAGAAAACGCTCGAACAAGTGAAAAACAACTTTAAAAACAACAGGGTCCAAAATACGACAACATCCACAGAGACGAAGTCGGCGGGAGCGGTGGTATCTCCCGCAATAGCTCCCGCAATAGCTCCCGCAGTAGCTCCCGCAGTAGCTCCCGCAGTAGCTCCCGCAGTAGCTCCCGCAGTAATTTCAAACGCGGTAGACACGGAAGAAGACAGGAATTCTGAGCAAAAAACGCAACATAGAATTAAAACTACAAAATATAAACTTGGTAAAAATAAAACGAAAAAGGTAATGTCCATATTAATTAAAAATAGTGATACGCGAAAAAGGGTTTCGGCGGAATGCACCAGGTTGAAAAAAAAATCTATTTTAGAGGTTAAAAACTATCTACGTAAAAGAAACTTGCTTAAAACGGGAAGCGACGCTCCTCCAGATGTGCTGCGTTCAATGTACGAGAACGCAGTTTTAACAGGAGAGGTTAGTAACGACGCAAATGATACATTGGTGCATAATTTTTATAATAAATAATTTTTATAATAAATAATTTTAAAATAAATAATTTTTATTTAGTCTTTCCCTTTCCCTCTAGATATACCTTATAGTCTATTTTTTTCCATTTATTGCTATTCAGATTATCGTCGTTTTTTATCGACCCCTCTTGGCTTCCTACGCCTTTTTTCCAAATCATTGGAACCCAAAATCCCCACATATTTATTTTTTTAAATGGAATAAACAGTGTCCACGGTCTTTCAGATCCTAGAACAATCTTGTGTTTATACTCCGGTCCAACTATATTGAAATACCCTGGGTGCCTCCACACCTTTTTAACTCCCTGATCAAGCGTTTCTCTATCAGTGTTTATTGTGATATATTCCCAATATCCTGCCGAGAGGATAATATGAAAGAAACCCCACGGATGATCGTGTATGTCGTCCGTGTCACCGGTTATAAATTTATGTAGAAATACGTTGAATGGAAATGTTTGTCGATCCCTTAGAAATAGGTAATGTCTTTCGAGATATGGTGTTCCTGTGCAGCGATCGTTTATAACGATTCGTCTACTATGCATCGGGTATGCATTCTGGATTATATCAAGTAGAGCACTAACAGATTTAATTATACATAAATATGTAACCAAACATATATCATTTATGATTGGAAGATAATAGAACAAGTTCTTTATGAAAAGACTTAATAGAACAACACAGACCAATATCCACCATATACAAAGTATTATGAATTCTATTGCAAATTTAAATATATTCCTCGCAGTTTTTATTGTATAAGACTCGTTTAAGTTTTTCATTACGGGATATCCACATACGTCGGCCATTAGATGTTTTATCGTTTTTTATTTTAATAATTGATCAATTTTTTATTAAAATATATGTAAAATTATTATTTAGTATATGGTACGTCTGGGTCAAGACAAAGTTGTGCACCGCATTTCACCGCGTGCACGGTTGAACAACTAGTCTTGCATTTATTGCCTATTCTATCTGAAAAATCTCCAGAATTAAGTAGATTGTTGTGTGTCGACGACCGGTCAGCTCTATATATTAATATATTTGTCCCAAGTGGTCTCACTAAATTCTGAACGTTGGGGTTGGTATCTGTGGGTGTCTGAGATGCCCAAACTCGACTACTGCGTCTATTCTGAATTTGTTTGGCTACCAAAAGTTTATTCGACATATTATTGTTATTATTTGCTAATATATGCGCTTTTCTACGTTCAGCCAAATCTTCATATGTAAAATTATTGCACAACCCGCCTCCTACAGGACATCGTATGCACAGTAGTCTTAGACGCCCTCCTATTCTAGGAAAAGCAGGATATGTCCCATTTATAACTATTTTTCCAATATTGACACCGCCCAAATACCAATCTATATTTGTGGGACCTGCATTAGACACAGTTGATTGCACAATATTACTCCCTGAATTATTATCATATATACCCCAGTGAGGACTCGAATAATATAATACATATAAATTATTTTTGCTAATATATAAATTCAATCCGGAAACCATGCCGGGGTGCTTAATAATGGCGGTATTTTCAAGATTAGTTATACAGTAAGATCCCAATAAATCAGGCGGAAGTAATGCTGACGACACATCTGTTTGGTTTATAAAATATTGTGAGGACATTTAGTATATTATATAATTATTTTATTATATAATTATATAATTATTTTATTATATAATTATTTTATTATATAATTATTTTATTCTATATAAAGACATTATGGATTATAGCCATCTTTAATCCCACTGAAAAACCATCTGGTTGATAGATAACGCGGAGCCGAGTCCATCATTGTATTATCTTGAAGAAGTTTCGTATTTGGACCGTTATCTACGATTTCTTGAATTTTATTTGTCCCAATTCCGCTATTGAAATAACGCAATTCCGAAATGAATCCTTTAAATCCCCCATTTCTTGTCACAAATACATCTCCGTAATTCTGACGAGGTATCCCTTTCAATAATTCGCGTTTTACAAGTGTTCCGTTAATATATACGTCTAACTGATTTTGATTGCTTATGCGGATAATAACATTAACCCATTTATCAAGAGGTAAATCGTTTATTACAATAGACTCCGGTATGGCAGCATTAGGACCGACGCCGTTTTGTTTGTTCTTTCTCGACGAATACGTCGGGGTATCGTATGTGTTCATCAGAACGAGAAGGCTATTTGTAGAAGACGATAAATACAATCCCGGTGCGTTGTTGGGGGTATTTAGTCCAGTTTTCTCATCAAAATTATAATTTCCCTTATGGAAGATGTGCTTATAATTCGCGCTAGTCGCCGATTTAGTTTTAAAGTTAGTTCCATCAACGTATAACCAAGTAGACCATGTAAACTCCAGACCAGTCTGGTCATTTACCGAACGTAATATTGGGATGTTTCCGCTAATGTTGGGATTTTGCCCGATAGTCATTCCAACGGTTGCATCGTGTGCACCTTTAATTAATATAGGAGTAGGACTTGGTTCCATAAACCAAGACATAAGTCCCGCACCTAGTCGTAAAAGTAAAATAAATAATATTACAACGAGTAATAAAAATGCTACTTTCGCAACTGCACTATTTGAATTTAAAAATTCACGACCGCCATCAATATAATTAGTGGAAGAGAACTTACTTAGTTCTACTTGTGTGTCAGTACCCAAGCTTGCTAGTGTGGAACTCATATCTATATATATATAAGATAATTTAGATATGAGTTTGTTGAATAATTATGTGGAATAATTATGTCTATATATCCACGTGCCATTGTTCTTCGTTATTTTCCAAAAAGCTGATCTGAACTCTATATTTATTAAGTATATTAGACATTGAACTCCCACCGAAACCACTTTTATATATGTTATATGCCTCCTGTGGATTGCTTGCTGTCGGATAATACGTCAGGTCGGTGGTGTAACCGTCAAATCCTGCGCCTTGTGGCGTGATAACAATATTATTAAGATTATTCATATTTGCCGGACCTGGTAATACACAAGTATGGGTTAATTTCCCGTCTAAATATACATCTAAAGTTCTCCCATATACACTTACTGTTAGATTCACCCATTTTTGTAGAGGGAAATTTGAAACTGTGCAAGTGCTCATTTTTGATGATCCACCTCCACTCGAAGAGCAGCTAGTGCAATCTATGATTGGTGACCCTAAAGTTATCCCCGTTAGATCCTTTATTTCTCCGGCCGTGTTGTCCGAAGCCGAATCAGACCTAAAATTTTGTTCTTTGCTAGCACTACCAAACATATTCGTAAGCGATGCCTTGCCGGCGCTGGTGTCGGTCGCCTTGGCCAGGATCTCCATGGCGCCTTGAACCCTTCCTCCATAACAATAAGGCCCTATTCCCCCGGCACCCGTCTCGATTGAAGTAATTGAGCCCGGTATGTTTTCTCCGTATTTATTTTTATAGGTCGCTGCGGCGGCCTGTCGGGCTTTTGCGAGGCGCTTCCACGCGGAGGTATTTGCCTCTGGCCACATCGAATTAGTATAACACGTTCCGGGGCATGTGCTCTGGCCAGAATGGTTTTGTTCCAGATCAATATAACCACACGTCTCACACTCGGTAGGGCAGCTTCCACCTCCTCCTTTTTCATTATAACATCTAACTGTTATGTTAATATTATTTTCTGTCTCTCCCAGATTAATATGCATAGACGGCCCTGCGCCGCCATCTTTGTTAGAAACACGCATAAGAGTCTTTTTTTTACCGTAATTACTATTCCAATCGTCAATATAATACCATATTGAATAGGTAAAGTTTCCGACATTATTGTTTTTAAGTTTGCTTGCAGATATGGTAGTCGTTGATGTAGCCTTCTGCATTGTTGACAGCTTAACAGATTTCGTAGTAAACCACTGAATTACATAATAGATTATTATAAGAAATACTATTGCTATCAAAACTGTTTGAACAACGTTCATAATATATATTATCATAAGAAATTATCTAAAGGATAGGAATATTATATGTTTTTAATATATTATATGTGTTTTCTATCATATATTTGCTAAGTATTTTGCTGTGATACTTTATATTACATATCCCTCCGTGTATCCCATTAACTGACCCCGCATCAACTTCTTGGTAATACAAATATGGGGCGACATTTGCGACTGTTCCCACCAATTCACCATTCATAAAAAAATCCATATTTGCTCCATCATAATTTATTACGAAGTTATTCCACTTTTGATAGATAACGTCTTTTGATATATAGATGTTTTTCATATTTCCCTTACCAACATCTGTCTGTATACGAATATTATTCTTCATACTATTATATTGGATAATCGGTTTATTCGCATAATTAAATATGGTGGTGTATTCGGAATATGACTCGTTAGTGGCCGGAGACTGTGGATTAATATAGAACCATCCAGAAATAGCATACTCGTATGCATACTTTCCTTTCATATTGGAAGACTTTTCGAGATTTTCAAAAGTCCCTAAAGTATGTTTATTATTTAAATATACTGGATCTCTTAGTAAAGTTTTCGAATCATATGATGTTAAATAGTTAAATAACAACGGAATTAAGAAATATATGCTCACACAGACTACTTCTAACGCAAGTAATATCCACATAGGAGCAGTTGTTATATCATATTGCAGTTTCATCTCATCTACAAATTGAAGAAGCAGACAGGGCATAAAAAATATTATTTTTTCCAGTATAGAAAGCTTCTTATGCGAATATTTCGTATACTTCTTTTTAAAATATAAATATGATATTCCGCCACCACCAACAATTATCAAAAATAACAAAATATACTCAAACATCTTTGCCAACCCCGGCATAGTCGCGAATCCCCATACTATACTTAATATGATAATGAATATAATGATAATGGTTAATGTGCACATAAATAATTTTTTAATGAGTGGGGCTATTTCGGCGGGTGGCGGTGGTGCCGGTATAACTTCAACACGGTTATCCAAACGAATTTTTACCTCCCCGTGATAAAACTGTTGCTTAAATATAAACATTAACAATAGCGAAAAGAAAATTAGTATGTTTACTAAAATTGATGCCCTTGGATGTTTTGTTGATATTTTGTATGGGTCTATATAGTATATTATACACCAAAATACAAAAAGAGGGAATACTATAAGAAGATCAAAGTTCTCTAATTTAATATACTTTGTTGATTGTATAACTATAAAATAAAGTATTGATGCAATTATGATAAATATAACCGTATTGTATAATATATCTATGTGGTTGTATATCTGTTCCGCGCCATTAAATAACATTTTCGACCCAACCTTGTTTGGAATAAATACAACATCACTCATTTATGTATTATAATGTTATTATTACAAAACAATTTAACCTTTAAAAATTCTCATATGCAGTTTTCTCTCCGTGGCAGTCCCGACACAGAGCGACCAGGTTGTCTATATGGTTTGACCCACCCTGGTCTAACCGCACCATATGGTCCACCTCAAACCACGCCGGTAATTTTTTTTTGCAATTTCCACATTTCCAGTCTTGGGTAGACGCCACATATTTTTTCTTTGTTTCGCTTACACTGCGTTTGTTGGAGTTTTTTCCTGAGCTCATCATTCGTTTCTGTTGAGGCTGTCCAGTGTTCATATCATCCATATTTTGTCCTTGATTATTTCCTAAAAATCCGTTGTTTGTTAAGTCTAGCATTGGAGATAAAAAATCTCCTGCATCACTATCTATGGGAAGCTGCTTTATTAATCCGTTCGCATTATGAATGAATCCGTGCGATTTCTCGGGGAATTTCTTAATATACGCATAAGACGAGATTCCTACAAATGCTATACCCGCCATCTGGTAATACTTTTTCCAAGATTTTAATTTTTGGACATACTTTCCGTCACTGTAAGTATTCGCTATTAAAAATGCGGTTATGCAAAATATAATAAACCCATATTTCATATTATACTAGAAATATATAAATTATTTCTAGTATATTCTAGTATATTCTAGTATATTCTAGTATATTCTAGTATATCTAAGTTCTTATTTTTCGTGTATATTGAGAAGGAGTTCTTTTTGGCGTAGAACTATACCATACGTCGGGGTAATTTTTATATTTTAGAGGTTCTCCTAAAGCTTTGTTCAGCTGCAATAATTTGTTCATTAATTCCTTTATCGGGATTACCCTCGTGGCGTATGTTGTTCCGAAACAATATTCCGTTAGTATTTTCACAATTATAGATTGAAAATCGCTTTTCCAAGGGTTCTCATCTGTGATTAAATCGTTATAGCTAACAATAAATCCCCAGATGTCAACGTTTTTTAAAAAAACATTATTCAGGTATCCGCCTACATCAAAATGATAATGCTTATCTATGTATTTGTGAAATATCTCTTCTAAATATCCGCAAATAATTTCCTTTCCTACCGACTTTTCATCAGTATTTTTTTCTAGAGGTTTATATAATTTGTCTATAAACGGAATCATATACCCTAGATGGCCGTCTCCTAAACGCCAAACTGCTGTATCATATATATGCGTGGCTAATCCTTTTTTTATCATTCTATCTATATTTGAAAAATCCGAATTATCTTTTTTCTGTTTAAATTTTTTTACATATTTTTTTATTGTTTCTTGAATATTCGACTGGAATAAAATACTGGAAAATGGTAGGTTAAATTGGAATGGTCTGTCCGTTAGCTCTAATGGAATCGTTTTTTTATTACTGCGGTGCATAGAAAGCCCCCAATCAATTACGCGCGTTTTTACATTATCTGTTATATATATGTTTTTTGGAGAAACCGTACGTAATATATTAGACCCCTTAAGGTCTAAATGGTAGAAATCCTTAAGATTCATTATCTTTATGCCGCGATTAAGAAGATTAATCAAACATATATTTGTTACACCAAAGCTTTTGTGTTTTCTTTTTGATGGAGGCAACTTGTTCCATTTGCTCCAAAATATATCAAGGTCTAATCCTCCATACGGCAGGCTAATTGCTTTAAGCTTGTGTAATTTATCATTTATATTTTTGTGTGTGATATTTTTTCTATATAGTGAACTACATTTTTCATTAAATCCCTTCTTATCACTAGTAGTAAGTTTCGACGGATTGCACATATATGATCCTTTTACTAAAAAATACTCGGCGTAATATGGTACTCGTGTTAGAGTTTTACTCACATATTTTATTAATTTCATCTCTTCTTCTGCATTTTTTTTAAACATTAACTTTGATACGTAGTTTTTATCGGGAACAAGATTTTTATCGGGAACAAGATTTTTACATTTCAACGCCGGTTTAAATACGCACCCAAACCCTCCCTCTGCAATTGGTTTTCCTGCGAGTGACTTTCTATTAAGATTCCTCGAATAATTATTTTTAAATGTGTTAATCTTTTTATTTCTATTTTTTATGTATAGCCGGTTCTTGCGAGTGTTTCGCAAAAAAGACATGCGTGACTATATAATTACTCTTTATAAAAAAACCACCCGGTCATTATCATTACTAAAACGCAAAATATAAAGGCAACTTTCTCTCTTCGCTTATACTGATCTATGCTCTCAACCGCCTTTGGTTTATATTTTTTATAATATTCACTCATTGCTTCCTCCATTGTTAATGAGGGTAATTCTAGTGCAATGTTTATTTTATTGTGTATGAAGTGCATCCAGCGCATAAACGACTCCCTCGAGTCTAAATAGGGGGTTACTGGATATTTATCCAATATTTTACTAAAGGTATTTCCTATTTCTTCAACCGGAATAAATAATGGGAAATTTTGGATGAAATCATAATATTTTTTTTTTGTAACACTATTCGGAGAAGTTGGATAACTTAATGCTATAGTGTGTAACGTGAACCAGTAATGAGGACCCCATACATCTGGAGACAATATCATTATATTAAATAATATTAAAAGATGGTATAAATAACATATATTAATATTATTTAACGAATATGAACAGCTCATATAATTTTTGCAATAATTGCGGAAAATCGGGACACGTTTTCCATCAATGTAGATTCCCGATAACAAGTATTGGATTAATCCCATTTAAAAATACATCTGATGGGATTAAATATCTGATGATACGTAGAAAAGATACTTTAGGCTTTGTGGATTTTATGCGAGGAAAATACCCTATTTATAATTATAAGTATTTGTGTAATATTATAAATGAGATGACTATAGACGAAAAGAATAAACTGTTAACCGGAAATTTTGATGTGTTATGGGAAGAGCTTTGGGGGGAGAATATCAGTATTCAATATAGAATAGAAGAAAAAACATCTAGAGAAAAGTTTGAATTATTAAAAAACGGAGTTTCTAGTGGGGAAAAAAATTATAATTTAGATACATTAATAACTACATCTGATACAACTTGGACAGAACCTGAATGGGGATTTGCAAAAGGGCGAAGAAACTACCAGGAGAAAGATATATGCTGTGCATTGCGAGAATTTCACGAAGAAACAGGTTATTCTAAAAATTCTGCGAATATTATTCAAAATTTGGTTCCGTTTGAGGAAATATTCACTGGTTCAAACTATAAATCATACAAGCACTGTTATTATATTGCTAATATTTCCAAAGACGTTAGACCGTTGACTAGTTTTCAAAAGAGTGAGGTAAGTAAGCTTGAGTGGAAATCAGTTGAAGATGCTATAGATATTATACGTCCGTATAACTTTGAAAAAAAAGCGGTTTTAGAGAGAGTAAATGATTTATTAAACAAGTATATGTTATATACATAAAATATACACAATTATATATATTATGTCTTCTGTCCAAAAACAATGTATTGATATAAAATCGCAAGAGGACTGTAATATTCGAGAGAATTGTTCTTGGGCTAGCGGGAAGAAGCGTTCCTTTTGTCGGACTAAAAAGAATAAGCACGGTGTAGACGACAAAATTAAACCACCACCAAAAGGCAGATGCAAAAAGGGAACAAGGCGCAACAAAGCTACGGGATTATGTGAAAAACATAAGGCTTCCTCTGCGAAAGCTTCGCATGTATCTGCTTCGCGTGTATCTGCTTCGCCTGTATCTGCTTCGCCTGTATCTGCTTCGCCTGTATCTGCTTCGCCTGTATCTGCTTCGCCTGTATCTGCTTCGCCTGTATCTGCTTCGCCCGTTGTAAATGATATTGAAGAGTTTAATCTCGGCGAAGTAATAGACCCCGACGATGTATCTCCTCAATCCATTGTTTCTGAGGAAGAGGACTCGGAAGAGGACTCGGAAGAGGACTCGGAAGAGGACTCGGAAGAGGACTCGGAAGAGGACTCGGAAGAGGACTCGGAAGAGGACTTGGCACCAGAACCGCACATAAATAAATTAGAGGTAGAATATCAAAATATTAACGTTGGAACAACAAAGGAAAGGTCAAAAAAGATGGTTGAGTTTGAGATGAACAAAGAAAAAATAAATCGGGCTATTATAAAAGCTGGAGATAGATACCCGTATTTATATCCAAGTCTAGATGACGAGGAATTCAATATAAAAATCGCTGAGAAAAAAGAGTTTAGTGAATCGAAATACGAGGGGAAGATAAAGCCCGTTGCGGAAGAAGCAGAAAAAATATGCAATAGTGATTTTGAACTTGCTCCTCAGCAAATTTTTGTTAGAAACTTCCTTTCATTCCAAACCCCATACAATAGTTTGCTACTATATCACGGTCTTGGGTCGGGTAAAACGTGTTCTGCGATAGGAATAGGTGAGGAGATGCGCGATTATTTAAAACAGATTGGCAGCACCCACAGGATTATTATTGTTGCTTCTCCCAACGTCCAAGAAAATTTTAAGGTGCAGTTATTTGACGAGAGAAAATTAAGATTAATTGATGGATTATGGAATCTACGGTCGTGTACGGGAAATAAATATTTAAAGGAAATTAATCCTATGAATATGAAGGGGTTATCCAAAGAAAACGTGGTAAAACAAATAAAAAGGATTATTAACACATCATACGTATTTATGGGATATATACAATTTGCGAATTATATTAAACACAAGTCGACTGTAGACACAAGTATTAATAAAAAAAGACAGGCGGAGCTTCGAAGGATTAACCTTCAAAAAGTGTTTAGCAATAGGCTAATCATAATAGATGAGGTTCATAATATCCGCGTTACAGATGATAATAGTAACAAGAGAGTTGCAACAGAGGTGATGAAATTAGTAAAGATAGTCCCTAATTTAAGATTACTTTTATTATCCGCAACTCCATTATATAATAGCTATAAGGAGATTGTATGGCTTTTGAATTTAATGAATATAAATGACAATAGAACAGAGATAAAAGAAAAATATATATTTAACACAGACGGTACATTTAAGACGAACGACGACGGAGAAGATGTTGGTAGAGAAATTTTAATTAGAAAGGCAACCGGATATATTTCATTTGTGAGAGGAGAGAATCCATATACTTTCCCGTTTCGCATATGGCCTCCGATGTTTACTAAGGAAAATACATTTAATAAGGATAATCGCCCAACATACCAATTAAATGGGCAAAAAATAATTCAACCACTTGAACATATATCCCTATTTTTAACAAAACTTGGCAGTTATCAAGAAAAGGGATATCGTTATATATTACATTCCATTCGTAAAAATTTTAAAAAAGAGGGCGACGACGGAGAAGACGCCATATTTAAAAACATGGAGTCATTCGGTTACACCCTTCTTCAGCGACCGCTTGAAGGATTGAATATAATTTATCCAAATAAAAAGTTGGACGCATTCGAACTAGAGGAATATGATTTAATAGGAGATGATGAAGAGTCAGAAGAGGATATTGATGACGACTCCGATGAGGTAGATGACGACTCCGATGAGCTCGAAGAAGATATTGAAGATATTGATAAGGACCTTGTTGATGCGGTAGATGATGTAGGAGAGTCGGCAGTACAGGAAGCAAGTAGTGATGTTGAATCTGGTTATGAAAGTGAGGTTGACGTGAGGGATCTGGATGACGATGCTGGGGAAATAAAACAAGGTGTTCCGACCAAGCTTGATTATTATTATGATGATAAAGGAATTACTCAGACGGGAGGAACTCTATCGCCGAAAGAGCTAGACAAGGTGGAGGAGGCTCGCGAGATATTCGACGCCAAAATAATAGTTGGCAAAGAAGGACTACGTAATATAATGACCTATAAACCCGGGGGGTCTAGCAGCGTGAGAAGTGATTTTGAATACAAGGAAACCGGATATGGTAGTATTTTTTCACCAACCGAAATAGGTAAATACAGCGGTAAAATAAAGCAAATATGTGATTCCATAATGAGCTCGACTGGAGTAATATTAATTTATTCTCAATATATTGACGGAGGACTCGTCCCGATTGCGTTAGCTCTAGAAGAACTAGGGTTTACAAGAGCCGGAGGGAACTCATTGTTTAAAACGCCGCCGACTGAAAGAATAGACGCGGTCACTTTACAACCCGAGAGCGCTTCCGCGTCTGAAGGGAAGTTTTCACCCGCACATTACACAATGATTACAGGAGACAAATCATTATCTCCTAATAATGCGGTAGAAGTCGGGCGATTGACAAATATAGAAAACAAGGACGGTTCATCTGTTAAAGTTGTTCTCATATCTCAAGCGGGGTCGGAAGGACTAGATTTTAAATTTATTAGACAAGTCCACATACTAGAGCCGTGGTATAATATGAATCGAATCGAACAAATTATCGGTCGTGCTGTAAGAACGTGTAGCCACAAAGATCTCCCTTTGGAAGAAAGGAATGTCGAGATATATTTATATGGTTCCCTAATGGATAATGTAAAAATAGAAGCAGTAGATGTATATGTTTATAGACACGCGGAGAGAAAAGCGATAAATATAGGAAGGGTTAGTCGAGCGCTAAAAGAATCTGCGGTAGATTGCTTATTAAATATCGAACAAACGAACTTTACCGTTGAAAATATGAACCAAACAATAACCCAAAATTTATCTAGCGGAACCTCCATACAATATCAAGTTGGCGACAGACCATATTCTGCAATATGCGATTATACCGAAAGCTGTCAATATAGTTGCACGCCTAATAAGAACATTACAGATATAAATGACGATACCTATATGGAGTCGTTTATTATGATGACTACCGAAAAAATAATACAACGAATCAGAGCATTATTTAAGGAGAAATTTGTATATTCGAAAAAATCGTTGATAGGGCATATAAATGCCGTAAGGTCATATCCTTCCTCACAGATAAATGCGGCATTGCATCAATTAGTGGAGGATAAAAGCGAATATATAACAGATAAATATGGACGATTAGGGAATCTTATTAACATCGACCAATTGTATCTATATCAGCCCATTGAGCTTAAGCAAGAAAAAATATCTACGTTTGAGCGGAGCATACCAATACCATATAAGCGCAAATCAGTTGAAATAGAACAAGAAATAGCACTCCCAAGTAAAATGCATTTTGGAGACGAGGATGATGTCGAGTCATCCGCGAGTATTATTGAAAAGATACGCTCACAATATATAATTGGGAGTTCTCCGTGGGTTGTTGAGCGCGGAGTTAAGGACTGGTATAGATATTGTGGAGCTACAATCTCCACGATGGAGAACGAGCTAGGTATTTCAAAAGACATACTATTAAGGCTTTTGACCGACCATATTATTGAAAGCTTATTGTTTGAAGAGATAGTTATTTTGCTGAACCATCTAGAAACGGAAGATGCAAGACTAGACCCGGAGTTTAGTAAAAATATAAAAGCGTATTTTGATGAAAAGTATTTAATCGTTGATAATATGAAAGGTCTTTTATTGCATAATTCTAAAAAAACTCCCCCCAGAACTCTTATCGTTAAAAAACTAGACGAATTGAGAAATAAATGGGAGGAGGGAGACGATGCAGATATGTATCGGTTGCGCGGAGAAATAAAAAAGAAGATCGTAGATATCCAGCATAAACATAAGAAAATATTTAATAAATATATTGGTTACATCTCAGAATTTAAGAAAGACGGTATAATGGTCTTCAAAATAAAGGATTTTACAAATGAAAGAAATAAAGGTGCGCGTTGCGACCAATCTTCTAAGGGTAGTGCCACCGCCGTATTGAAAAAAATCTTTATACACGGAGGGGAAGAGGACAATATGAATAAATTTTTAGATGCCTCGAAAATACATCTTTGTGCTGTTCAGGAGTTGTATTTGCGGTATTATAATTATGTCGAACAGAACGATCTTACTTGGTTTGTTACGCCAATTGACGCAATAATGCATAATCTAGATAAATAATATATAAAATTGAAATGATATTTATTATATAATAAATATTATAATTATGTTAAGTAAAAAACACACACAGCTGCTCAATTCACAAAAGCGTGAAACGCATCTCATAACATTAAAATTTAATTTACCCGATACTTTTGTAAAATATATATTTGATTATCTTGATAACTCAGCTGAGCTGTTGAAACATAAAATAATATCAGAAAATATAAAAGAAGCCTTATCTGATTATTATCGTTGGTTTGACATTGTGGCGTTAGGGTCGTGGGAGTGCGATGGGTCAGATGAATACTTAAGAGACAAGTGGGAGTGCGAGCAGCAACCTGACTACGATTATGATGCGCTGGTTGAGTGGGCGGAGACCATTTTATATGATCATCTGAATGATATAATATACAAAGTAGAAGAAGATATGGGTGAGGAGTACGACGACAACCCAATAGGTCATAATCCATTTTATAAAATTAGATTTGAAAAAGATTATAAAGAATATGCTGAAATAAAATCTGAAGAAATAGTAAATGAACTTTGGGTTATAAACTAATTATTTATATTTCAATAACCATAGCTTAGTATTTTGTCGAAGACCAGTTCCCACCGATTGTTTTACCTTATTTTTAATTTCTTTATATGACATTTTGTGAGAATATCCCTTAATATAATAATTGGCTTCTGGAGAAGTGTTTGGCTTTACAATAATATGAGCCCGTTCATCAATGGCTTTTTTCAAAATATCTGTTGGTGGATAACCTCCATTTTCTAATTTAATAATTTCCTCTGGTAGCAGATTTGATTTAACTGATTTTCCACCCAATCCTGGGGCGAGCACATCGCCAAAATAGAGCTTCTGTTGAATCACACGGTTAGGAATAGACATTAGATGAGTGTTTGCAAATTAGAAAACCCGTTTTAGATTGATTCAATTTTATGGAAAAAAAACAGCATAGAAAATAATAAACAGGTTTATATAAAAACCTGATTAATATATGAATGAGATAAAGTAAAAATTGATTTAAAATAAAGAATAATATTAATTTAATATAGTATGTCAAATAAACTTAGTCAGAAACCCGTCCAACATACTGATAACGTATACAATACAATTCTAATTACTAGACCCGTATCTATTAATATTAATAATATTGGGAAAGGACTAAAGAACACTTTAGAGCGTGTTCTGTCTTCCCAGTTTGAAGGAAAGTGTATTGTCGAAGGGTATATTAAAAAAAAATCTATTAAAATCCTGACATATTCTAGCGGAATTGTTAAAAGTGACCACGTTAAATTCGATGTTGCGTTTGAATGCGACGTTTGTATGCCGGTTGAGGGGATGAAAATCTCTTGCAACGTAAAAAATATTACCAAGGCAGGTATTCGTGCGGAGCTCGGCGATGTTGACAGTCCAATCGTTATATTTATTGCAAGAGACCATCACGATATTACAGAATATTTTAACAGTGTTTCCGTAAACGATGCAATTCATATAAGCGTAATTGGACAGCGATATGAACTAAATGACCCATTCATATCTATTATTGCCGAACTTTTGCCGCCACAGAAAAAACTAAAAATTATCAAGAAGAAACGATTAATTAACAAACAAACATAAAAATAACATAATAAAGCAATATATATATATGTCCTCACTAGAAACTCTCAAAACCAAAATAGAGAAGATGCCCCAATATCACCAAATCGAGGTATTTAGCATATTAAAACGAAACTCCGATATACATATAAATGAAAACAAAAATGGCACGTTTATAAACTTAACAGAGCTGAAGGAAGAGGTTATTTTTTCATTAAATAATTATGTAAACTATGTCGACGAACAAACGGGGAGGTTGGATATTATTGAAAACGAGAAAAAGCGTCTTGAGGAGACGTATTTTAATAAAGATAATAAAGATAATGTAGAACTTACTATATAATAATGCAAACAGCACATATGGTGAATTCGTTGAAAACATTTATGTTGACTCGCGACGCGTGGAATATAGAAAATCCCCAAAAAAGCATAAATAATACCCGGGGTGTTTCAAAAAATACAAAGGTATCCGCCAAACCTGAAAAAATAAAGGACGTGTTTCTTATTCCCTCGCATAAAGATAAATTATTTTGGTGTTTTTATATATTAAAATTCGGGGAGGATAGCTATGATTCTGTATATAAAAATGTATTTAAGACGGAAAAGGCATTCAAACTAAATGCTGCCGAGGATTTAATCAACAACGAAACCCTCATTAAGGCACATAAATTGAAGCGAATAAATATTGAGAATGACCTAATAAATGAAAAGACCATTACAATTTCGTGTCTATATGCGTTGTGTCTTATTTATAAAGTAAACATATTGTATATTGTTAATCGAACATTTTATAAATTTATTGGTGACGCTGGGGCTTCCGTAAATGTTCTTAAAAAAGACAAAAAAGGTGATATTGGTATAGTCACAAAAATCAATGTAGATACGATTACCAACGACTTTTATGAAATTTTAAACCACGCCAAGCCAATCCTTTCGTTTTCTGCATATAAGCTTGCTGAACTACAGGAGATTGCACATAAGGTAGAAGTCACACTAATAAATGAACTTGGGAAAAAGAAAACCAAGAAAAAGCTATATGAAGACATCCTCACCAAATTTTAATAAAATTGAACAATAATATAAATATTATTATTCAATTATATATATGTCTAAGAAACCCCATATTACCGATATGGATGAGCTAATCAAATTTTATGTTGAACAGCTCCATCTATCTCCGGAGGTCGCCGACGAAAGTTTGGAATTGGAGGTTAAATTCGCAACTAGGGGGCGCCATAAAATATCAAGGATTGAATACAATAACGCTATTCAGCGTGTTGTATCTAATGGGTTTAGTATTAATCAGACTCAAAATAGTTTGCGGATATTTAATGAATATATTGATCCTAATACCGGGAGGAAGAAAATGTCTACTATTCGCACAGAAGTAAACGGTATAGGAAACATTTCCAAATATTGCAAGACGAACGAGCTGTCTGATGATATGAATGCAACATATCAGCAAAAGAATTACATAAAATATGGGGGTGAAAATGTCTATCCCGTTAATAACGATGACTTTAATTTCAGAACGGCCCTCCAGAATGAAAAAAGCTATTCAGACGATAATCCGATTATTAGAAATATAATAGACTCTTGGAAAGATAGCAAAAAAACATTTAGGTATATATCTAGAAATTCGCTGACTCACGCAGATTATCCGCTCAGTGTTGATGTAAGTATAGTCAAATCCTCGAAAAGACTCGGAAAATATCCCTCACCAGAATATAATTTTATAGATTCGGGCACGCTTCAGTCACCGGAACAATATGAGATTGAGATTGAGGTTGATAATGAAAAAGTCAAAGAAATGATTAAAACAATACTAGGCGAGCTGGAAACCCCTGACGCAGATAATTCTGCCCTTATCAAAACGATTAGCGTAACTATCGACATTGGTATTAAAAAGCTGATCCGGTATATTCTTTCTGGGCTCCAGGAAACAAACTACCCCATTTCTTATCCAGAAATGGATAAAACGTCTCAGGATTATATGCGAATCCTATGGACAGATAAATATAAACCAGAGATGAGAATATACCCTAGAAATTTCGTTGGACCGTCTCAATACACCCTCCATATGCAGAATGTTATTCCTATTGACGAAAATGTAAAGGTCCCGAATATTAGAGATAATTATACTGTTACAGAAAAAGCAGATGGTTCTAGAAAATTGCTATTTATAAATAATATTGGCAGAATTTATTTGATTACAACAAACATGAACGTCCAATTTACGGGAACAATAACTAAGAAGAAGGAGGTATTTAATACGATTATTGATGGGGAGCATATCCTTTACAATAAGAAACACGAATTTATCAACAAATATGCTGCATTTGACGTATATTATATTAATAAACAAGATGTTCGTGGACTAGCATTCACCGGTGTGGATATGGCTGTGACGAAAGATTATAGACTAGCTAGTCTTTTGGAAGTAGTCCACGATTTGAAACCAGAGTCTGTTGTTAAAAAAAAGAGGGCACCCCTAAACATTATTGTGAAAACATTTTACCTAGGGAGTGCCGGGAAAAGTATCTTTCAAGCGTGCAATACAATCCTGGCAAAGGAGGAAGATGGATTGTTTGAATACGAGACAGACGGCTTGATCTTTACCCCAGCCGGATTCGGTGTTGGGACAGACGCGGTTGGGAAGACAACCACCCTCCCAACGAAGACCACGTGGGAACACTCTTTCAAATGGAAGCCAGTTGAGTTTAATACAATTGACTTTCTTGTCACATTAAAGAAAAACACAGATGGTCAAGATTTTGTTGGAAATATTTACCACAGCGGCACCGATGTAAATACAAACTCACAGATTAGCCAATACAAAACCGCTATTCTTCGCGTTGGGTTCGATGAAAGCAAGCACGGATATATTAATCCGTGCCAGAATCTAATTGATGGTAACTTCCCATCTTCTCGAGATAAAGACAGCAATGACTCCTACAAGCCGATGCAATTCTTCCCAACAAATCCAACCGATATGAATGCTGGGATTTGTAATATAATGTTGGGAAGCGGGCCAACGAACAATAAAATAATGACAACTGTTGAGGGAGAGGTTATTGAGGACAATATGATTGTTGAATTTAGATATGTTCGAGAAAGAGAAGAGTTTTGGCGATGGGTTCCGCTGCGCGTTCGTTATGATAAAACCGCGGATTTCAGAAGTCACGGGCGAAACTTTGGAAATGCATATCACGTGGCGAATAGTAATTGGAATACTATACATAAGCCCATTACGGTTGAAATGATCCGGACAGGCGAGACCATCCCCGACGAGGTTACCGACGAGGAAGTATATTATAATGTAAAAACGGGAGATAGCCAAACGCAGGGATTGCGAGAATTCCACAATATGTATGTTAAAAAACATCTAATTACAAGTGTATCTGTTAGAGGGAATACCCTAATTGACCTTGCCGTAGGAAAGGGGGGCGATTTGCCGAAATGGCGAAGCGCCAATCTGAAATTTGTGTTTGGGATTGACCTTTCGCCAGATAATATCCAAAATAGACTAGATGGTGCTTGCGCAAGGTATATTAATAATCGTAAAAAAATACAAAATGTTCACGGGGCGTTGTTTGTAACGGGAAACTCCTCGTTTAATATTCGCAACACAACTGGTATCTTTACCGCAAAGGGAAAACAAATTACAAACGCTATGTTCGGGAAGGGTGCGAAAGATAAAAAGGAGCTTGGTGCGGCCGTTTATGAAAATTACGGAATAGCTAAGGATGGCTTCGATATTTGTTCTATACAGTTCGCTATCCATTATATGTTTGAAACCAAGGACACGTTCCATAATTTACTGCGAAATGTTAGCGAAACAACAAAAGTTGGCGGGTATTTTATTGGAACAAGCTATGATGGTCTCGAAATATTTAATATGCTTGCAGATAAAAAACTTGGGGAGGAAGAATCGTTGCACTCTAAAAATAAAAAAATATGGTCTGTTACGAAAGAGTATACGTCGGAGAGTTTTGTTGCAGACGAAAGTTCTCTAGGGTTCGCGATTAATGTATACCAAGAAAGTATTAATAAATCTGCCCGCGAGTATCTCGTAAATTATGAATATTTGACAAGAATGATGGAAAACTACGGTTTCGTTCCCATTACTGATCTAGAAGCAAAACAATTAAACTTCCCATCCGCTATCGGCTCGTTCCAAAGTTTATACAGTAAGCTGGAACTAGAAACGGAGAAATTCCCGAGAATGAAAAAAACATTTCATAAAACGCTGCATATGAGTCCAGCTGAGAAGAAAATATCGTTTCTGAATAAATACTTCGTATACAAAAAGGTGAGAAATGTGGACGCCGAAACTATTGCAAGAAGCTTCCTCGGGGAAGTAGCTGCTGTTAAAGAGTCGCAAGGCGAGGATATGATCGATGAAGAGGTTTTGCAAGATCCTGCTCCTGCTTCGCCTGCGCCTGCTCCTGCTCCTGCTTCGCTTGCGCCTGCTCCTGCTGCGCCTGCTCCTGCTGCGCCTGCTCCTGCTGCGCCTGCTCCTGCTGCGCCTGCTCCTGCTGCGCCTGCTCCTGCTGCGCCTGCGCCGGCTACGCCTGCTCCTGCTTCACCCGCGCCTGCTTCACCTGCGCCTGCTTCACCTGCGCCTGCGCCTGCTAAAAAAAATATAAAAAAGGGGACGAGGAAAAAAACTCTTAAGATTAAGAAATAGATATTTATATAATACACCCATAAAGCGTTATACACGAATTATATAATTGTAGATGTATATAAATGCCATTAGTAATTGGTGCACTGGTATATAGCATGATTTCCGCCCCGACTATATTGGGTTATTATGATTGTAAAAGAGGGAAATAATCCGCGGGAATATCATTTTGTATTAGAATGAACAAATCCTTCATTTTAAGTAGGTAAATTATTAATATATATATATATTGGTTCTGCGTTGAGAAAAGCAAACAAATTAGAAGATAATAAAGAAGAAAAACTGACTATAGAACCAAAAATATATCCCGGAGAGATTATAAAAATAAATCGGGGGTTTAATTTATTTTTAATAAATATAACATAAAAAAGTTATATAGTATTCGTAGTCATAGGTACTTTTTCATTTTTTTTTATCATCCAGTCTTTACCATATGTATTGACTAAAATTTTTTTATAATTATTAGGAATATAAACCTTTTCTCCTTTCCATTTTATTTCTATAAAATTTTTTTTATTTTTATTTAGGTAACAATTTTGTATGGTAAGTTTATTCCATATATCAAAAACATTATCTTCATTATAATCAGCCATATATATATCTATAGACGCATACTCATTTGTTTCTTTAGTTTTTAAAATTCCATTATCATAGTTTTCGATTTCTAAATTATGTGTTAGTAAAAGATTTTTAATTTTTTTATAATTTTTCTTTTCAACAATAATATCTATGTCGTCGTCACCATCTATACAATTGTTTTCACGTATTAAACCTAGTAGTGTGCCGTAACATACAAACCAATCATTTATATTATTTTTATGTAGTAATTGAACAATAAATTTTAAAGTTCTATTTAATTTTTGCCGACTTTGTCTATTTCCAAACGTTTCTATAAAATTTTTTGTTTTAAAATTTTTATAAATAATAAAACATAAAAAAAATGTAGTTAAAAATAAAAAAATGTTTTTCATTAATAATATAATACTATATAAATTTATTAGTAACAAGTTGAATACAATTTTAAGAACAGCGTGTCCAATCGCACCACACGCCAACCTTTTCCCAGCATTACCAGTTTTGGTTGATTATCACATATAATACTACAAACTACCTAAAAATATAAAGAAGTTGTATATAACTATGAGTTACATACAACTTCCTATTATTACTCGCATTGATAATATAGATAATCTAATATCTATGAAATCGATTAAGGACGATATGCTTCGGCCTGTTCTGAACAAGACGCTATTTTCATATTTAAACATTATAAAAGCCGAAATAGATGATTGTCCTGCTGAGTGGGACAAATATAAGAAATACACAAATCCGTATGAATATATTCATACTCCTGTATCGGGAACAAATACATCTATATGTAAACTAACTCCTTTATCGCGCTCATATTACAAAATGGTTGAAATATGCAATTTATTATCAATATTAAAAGAGCTTCCTTCTACACTAAAGTCTTTTCATTTGGCGGAAGGACCAGGTGGTTTCATCGAGGCGTTGGCCGATATGAGAAAATCCGATGAGAATAAGTATCACGAAACAGATGAATATTATGGTATGACACTAGTAGATGATTTTGACCGGACCATACCCGGTTGGGAAAAAACAGAGTATCTACTTAGTCAGTGTAAAAATATTAGGATTGAGAAAGGATGCGATAATAAGGGAAACCTGACAAATCCGGATAATCTACAATACTGTTTTGATAAGTATAAAAACTCTATGGATTTAATAACTGGTGACGGAGGATTTGATTTTTCTATAGATTTTAATCAGCAAGAACGCGTAAGTGCCAAGTTAATTTTTTGCCAAGTTGCATTTGCAGTTTCTATGCAAAAAACAGGAGGGGCGTTTATTATAAAATTATTTGATACATTCACAAACATATCCGTAAACATAATTCATCTCTTAACGATATTATATAAAAGTGTATCTTTTGTTAAACCTTATACAAGTCGCCACGCAAATTCCGAGAAATATCTTGTATGTAAGAATTTCCGACTACCCGCGGAGGAGGTTAGGCCATTAATTCATAAATTTTTAAACATTTATCGAGATGAAAATTTTGATAATATGACAAGTATTCTTGATATTCCCGCCCCTTATCTATTAAACATCAAGATTGAAGAATGCAACGCAACGTGTGGACAACAGCAGATTGAGTGTATTTCAAACACATTAAATCTAATCGATAACAATAAAAGCGATAAATTAGAGATATTAAAAAAGTCTAACATCCATAAATGTAAACTATGGTGTCAAAAGCATAGGCTTCCTTATAATAAAAATGTGGTTGCGAATAATATCTTCTTACAAAAACAATATAGTTTAAAGCTATCTTAGAAATAATAAGTAGATTACATATGCAAGTTTTAAACTCAATATATTCAACCGTATGTTCCGAGAAAAAAAAAGAACGGTTCGAGACCATTTTAGAACCACTGCAAGCAATAACGCAGATCGCACTACTGTCGTTTTGTCCAAAGGGGACAAAACTATCTATATCAAATAATTTATTATTTGTACAGCAACCTACGTGGAAGCAGGGATTATTTCGTTCGTATAATCACGACGCTAGAGATGATTTATATTTTTTATTTAATGTTATTCGAAGATTTAATACTTTTTATACTAAAAGCGAACTTGGGGAAACCGATACAGGGAGGCAACTATTTTCTCGATTGATTGAATTAAGTAAAGGCGGTATTGATAAATTAATACAAACCTATTCTGATAGTGATAAGAACGCACTTCTGCATACATTGCGTATGTATCGCACAATGTTAGAAAAACCAGATGTATTTGAAACTGAGACAGATACATCTGATGAAAAAAACTCCATTGATGATATATTTATAAATATTACCAAAATATATAAGCCCCACCACATCGATTTGATTAATAATACAATACTTCTTACCTCGGAAAGTCCCGAACATTACGACACGTATCTTACTGGATTAAACATAATGCTAGACCCTATACAATCACAAATAAATAAATGGATTAGTGATAATATCGTTTTTTAATTGCAGCATTTCCCAATACTGGAGTTGGTTGTCGGGTCTTTTTTGTATTTTATAACTAGTGTTGTTAACCCCGCTGGCAACGCCTTGCACGGAGAAATTGCAATTCTATTGTGCAACGTATCATTCGTCCACCACGCCCGACAACTATTAATTGACCTGTTATATTTTCCATATGATGAAAAGGTATTATTGCACGAAGAAGCCGTTTTTTTATGATGTTTATATTCCAAATAGTTACTATAGGACGTGTATGTCATATATATATATAATAATTATATTATTATTATTATATATTATTTTAATTATCTGCGACGACTACGACGGTGACGACTACGACGGTGACGACTACGACGGTGACGACTACGACGGTGACGACTACGACGGTGCATATGTCTTGGTTTT